TATATAATATTTAATATAATATTTAATATAATCAGCATTAATAGATTCGCTGTGACCCGCTCCGAGCTTCGCTCTCCGCTCAACTCCCCGTGGAGGATGAATACAATCAGTATCAATCATATCAAGTTAATTATTATCATTATCTCTATTAATATCATTAATACTAATATGATTAAGTCTAACTCATCTCAATCCTCCACGGGGAGTATGACTTGCATATTTATAATCATATAATCCTCTATGACACAAATGTTAAAAATAGTTTTTCTCTTGGTAGATTCATTCAAACTCTTACATTTGCTAAAAACAATTAAGTTATGGGTAAAGATAAAAGTGAAACTAAACCTAAATACACTAGAGAATTTCATAGTGGAGAAAGGAATAAAAAAGAAGTTAAAGTTCCTAGTAAACTTAAACTTGGAAATATTGGTATTGATAGTATTATTAAAACTAAATAATTTAGTGTTATGATTAAAGTTGAAAGTAAATTTAAAGATTTTGGTATTCAAATACCTACTGACATTAGCGAAATAACAAGTGAAGCACTTGACGCTATTCTTACTAATGTAGTTATTGCTAAACATTATTGTGTTGTTGCTCTTTGCCAAAATGAAAGTTTGTTTGGTGTTATTAATAATAAAGTTAGTACAGTTGAGGTTATGCCAATTATTGCTAAAATTAGTAAAGAAGATGCTGAACTTATTGGTATGAACCAAATGGATAAGATTATTATTGACCGTTCTACTCTTGAACGTGGCTATCATCTTTATCTTAAACATAATGTTCTTAGTCCTCAATTTGTTAATAAGTATATTACTAATGATACTGAACTAACTCGTTCTATTACTGTTGGTACTTTTGGACAAAATCAAGGATATAAAAAAGGACAGAAAGTTTGGTTTGTTGAATTTAAAGTTATAGCTATTAATGATTTAAGAGCTGCTATTACTGATAAACATAAAGCTATTAATCCTTTTGTTTATCATTCTGTTGAAAAAGCTAATTAGCCATTTCGTCTAAATAATCGAACTCTTCTTAGAACTACTTATGTATAATTTAAAATTATAGGTACTTGTGTTCTTGTTTATAGTAGTAATCTAAGAAGAGTTCTTAAACTTTCAATTATGGATTTTAAGACTAATACTAGTTTTAATATTGCTAATACTAGTTCTCATGAAGATTTTGATGATGATTATATTCTTATTTATAAAGATATAAATAATATATTAGATGATATTGGATTTCAAGGTGATGATAGAATACTTTGTAAATCTATTATTGAAAGTCTTGAAAAAGAAGCTAGTATTAATATACGAAAAGATAAATGTGTTGCTATTCCTCATATTGGTACTATTCAAAAGAATTGGTATCGTTCCAAACTTATTAGTCATTATAAAGACTTTAAAGAAGCTAGAAAAACTATGACTAGAGAAGAGTATAAAGAATATACTGCTAAAGTTATGGAAGAAGAAAAGCAAAAACATTATGAAGAAGAAGAAAAGATTAAAACTGAACATAAGTTTAAAAAGAAACTTCTTCCTACTTGGATTAAACTAAGTAAAAAACATAGTGCTGCTTATGCTAATCTTTGGCTATATGCTATGGGTAAACTTGAAATTATTGAATTTGATGAAGAAGTAGAAGAAATATATGAACGGTTTGGAATTGGATTGGATGCTGACCATAGATGAAACTGGTATGCCAAAAGCTCCTACACTTAAACAACTTCTTGATAGAGATGTTAGTCTTCTTTATACTAGAGATAAATCTCCTAATAAAGAGATGTATGTTAAAGAAGTTGGAGTTATTTATTATCTTGGTGACCCTAAAGGTCCATGTCTACAAGAAGGTCTTAGTGAAAAAGAAGCTCTTAAGAAAGCTATTGAAAACTTTGATTTACCTAAAAATTATCAACCTGATATTCTTGTTTGGAAACTTATTAAAAGATATTATAATCAAAAAGCTGGTGCAGGTATGGAAGCTGTACTTAATATTAAGCGTGGTATTCATAATGTTGCTCTAGCTGCTAGCAAGTTAAATGAATTGTTGAATGACAAGTTATCTGATGGTGCTAGTCTAGAAGATGTTCCAGTTGTTATTGGTTATATGAAACAAATTAATGATTTAGCTAATCAGTTTCCAAACACGATTAAAGCTCTTAATGTAGCTGAAGAAAATCTTCTGTATGAACAAGAGAATGTTGCTGGTAGAGGTGGAGTTGAAATTACTAGTAGTATGATTGAAGAATAAGCTGATGCTGAATCTATTCCATCCTCCACGGGGAGTCTAGCGTAGGCACGTAGTGCCGAAGCGGGTCCAAACTAGTGTTGAACTTAATGGTATTAATAATATGGAACTTAGAGATAAAAGATATAATGATATTAGACTTATTTTTCATGAAGAAGAACATAAATATAATGATAGTCTAGGTAATGATTATATTTCAACTACTACTATCCTTCATAATTATGCTCCAAAGTTCGATAAGAACTATTGGTTGAGAAAGAAGTCTAAAGAACTAGGAATAAGTGAGAAGAAACTAGAGGAACAATGGTCAACTATTACTAAAGAAGCTTGTGAACGTGGAACTAATACTCATAACGGTCTTGAAGATGGCGTTAAAGGAGCATCTATGTTTCAACAAGCTATTAATTATCTTGATAAACGTGAAGATGGTGTAATGGTTACTATTGCTGATATTCCAAATTTTGGTGCTAATTATAAACTTCTTAATCTTAACGATTTTATAGAACTTACAAATAATCGTTATCCTCTTATTTATGATGCGTTTAAAATGTACACTGAAAGAGGATATAAGATTTATAGTGAGATTGGTATGTTTCTTATAGATTGGTTAATTAGTGGAACTATTGATATTCTTCTAGTTAATGAGGATACTAATTGTGCTGTTGTAGGCGATTGGAAAACTAATCGTGGTGGATTAAGATTTAGTAGTGGTTATTATAAGAAAGATAAAACAGTTAAACCCGCACAACAAACTAATGTTTGGGTTGATAAAGATGAACGACTTTTAGCTCCTCTTAATCATCTTCCTAATTGTAATGGTGCTATATATAATCTTCAACTTAGTATGTATGCTTTTGCTGTTGAATATATACTTGGTTTAACTATTAAAGGTATTTGGTTATGTCATATTGATAGTGATTTTGAACTTAACGAATATGGTATGCCAAGAAGATTTTCTGATGGTCTTTATCATATTAAAGAAAATCCTATTGAAACTGCTAAGTTCTTTACAATGAATTACTTACGTGATGATATTAGTAAAGTTCTTAAAGATAGAGAATTACAGATTAAAGCTACTGGTGTTCAAACTCAATTTAAACTTGCTATATGAAACTAAATAGAGATAATTTAGTTGGAGTAATTATTGGATTTATAGTTTTAGTTATATTTGCTATTTGTTTATCTAGTGGATGTGCTAAACGTATTACTCCTGTTCCTGAAATTAGATATGTGCCTGTTACTGATTCTACTGCTGTTAATGAATTAGTTCTTACTAAAGAGTTACTTCGTAGAACTCAAGATTCTCTTAATTCTTATAAGTCTGATACTACTATTAGTGCTGATTATTTTATTGCTAAATATAAGCTTGAACGTATCAGATATTATAATGATATTGCTAGTAAAGGAAATAATATTAAATTTCTTAGAGGTTGGATTAATAGAGTTCTTAATGAATAATAAGCTATGTATATAATTAAACATGAAGGTAATATTAGATTAGTTGCTAACTGTCGTAAAAATAATAGAGAAATTAGTTTTATAAATTATAAAGTACAAATTAAAGTTCTATTATTTTAGGCTACTATTAAAAGTTTTAATGAAGACGATTATGCCGATGCTTGTGATTGTTTTCGTTATTGTACTAATCCTTATAAATATTAAATTATGGCTAACTTTGGAGATGCTTTTAAAAAACTTTCTATTAAAGAAGGTGGATATGTAAATGATAAAGATGATGCTGGTGGAGAAACTTATAGAGGTATAAGTCGTAAGTATAATCCTACTTGGCAAGGTTGGAATATGATTGACCAATATAAGAAACGTTATACTGTTGGTAGTAAAGAATTTAAGTCTAAACTTGATAATGATATTCAACTTCAAAAACTTGTTTGGTCTAAATATAAAATTGGTTATTGGGATATATTTGAACTTGATGATTTTAATAGTCAGAGAGTTGCTGAACAATTATTTGATACTAACGTGAATTGTGGTCAAGTTGCAGCTATCAAGATGGCTCAAAGAGTTCTTGGTCTTAAAGAAACTGGTAGATGGAATCTTGATTTGCTTAATAAACTTATAGAAATAAAAGATTAACTTAATACTGTATAGAATTATGAAGAAGATGTTAATAGCAATATTTATAATAGCGATTATTAATTTATGTGTTACTCTGTATTTATCAATAAGTCGTTTTAGTGTAGAAGCCAATTCATATAATAAAAGTGACACTGCTATTAATCATGTTCGGATTGATTCTATACAGTTAGTTATAACTGAAAGAGAAAGTGTAGTTTATAAACTTAAAGAACATGAAAAAGATATTGAAGATAAAGTTATTAGTCTTAATGACAGTGCTACTTGGGAGTTATTCAAGAAGTTGGTGTCAGAGTGAGATTGATAATGTAGTGCATCCTCCACGGGGAGTCAACACTACTGATACAACTGTTCTTGTTCCTATTAATATGATTAAGATTGCTAATACTAAGATTATCAAAGCTAAACTTTATAAAGATATTATTGATGAACAAGATAGTATAATTAATCTTCATAAGATTAAATATAATGCTCTTTATAAAGAAGTTGAAACTTTACAAAATAATCTTGATAATAGTAATAAAGTAAATGATAATTTAAATAAGTCTATTGAACGTATTAAACGTAAGAATAGATATTTGGTAAGCGGTGGTGCGGTTTGCGCTATCGCTTTTGTTGTTTGTTTACTAGTTAAATAAAATATTATGGCTGATGGTAAATATCCTTTTCTAGAATACATTGAAGAACCTGATAAAGAGAAAAAGTATAAGAAAGCTAGTGATTGTGGATGGTATGACCCTCATAATAACTTTTTAATTGGAGATAGTGGTGGCTTTCTTTTAAATATTAGACCTGGCAAATTTGTTAATACTGAACTTTTTAATGAAGCTGCTAGAACATATCAAGCCACAGGTAAATATACTCAATTTAAAGTTGATAGTATTCCTCATAGACAATTTAGACGTAGAGAATGTGATAGACGACGTAATGGTTTTTCTGCTCCTTGTTGGCAAAATCCAGATGGAAGTATAGAAGATGTTTGGATAACAGGTGGTCATTATAATTTTCTTAATTATACTCGTATGGAACGTACAGATGAATCATCTGTTATTGTTACTGAACATGGAGCTACTGCTAAAAAGATTTATAGTTTTCCTAGTTTTATTGATGCTCAATTTTGGACTTGGCAAATTATAGAATTTTGTAGACGTAATGGTTTACATCTTATTATTGATAAAACTCGACGTGGAGGTTTTTCTTATATTATGGCTGCTGATAGTTCTAATGAAGTTAACTTATCTAAACATAAAGTTGTTATTCATGTTGCAGCTGATAATAAATATTTAATTAAACAAGGAGGCTTAAGTGATTTTGCTGTTAATAACTTAAAGTTCTTTGAAGAAAAGACTCCATTTAAAAGAGGTATATATAGTCCTACTACTGATAGTTTTAAACTTGGTTATCGTATGAAAAATGGAGTTGAAGCTGATGATAGTTGGTCTAGTTCTCTTTTAAGTGTTAGTGCTAATAATAATCCTGACTGTGCTATTGGTAAAGATGCTGTTACAATTAAAGTTGAAGAGCTATCTACAATGCAGAACTTTGATGAGTTTATGAATGTAACTGAACCTACAATGACTGTTGGTACTCGTACTACTGGTACTCTTATGGCTTGGGGAACTGCTACTGCTGCTAATATGCAAATATTTGAACAAAACTTTTATAATCCTAGAGCATTTGGATTTATGGCTTTTGAAAATGTTTTTGATAATGATGCTCGTAATGAAGTTTGTGGATTCTTTAAATCTTATGCTTGGGGTCTTGAAGGAGAAATAGATGGAGTTAAAGGATTTGATGAAGATGGAAATAGTAATCTACGAATAGGGCTTCAGCTTGCTGCACGAGAAAGAATTGAAAAGAAAAAGACTGCTAAGACTTTTGCAGAATATCTTAATTATCTTGGTCAGCGTGCTTTATTTCCTACTGAATCTTTTAGTAGTGCTAGTGAAAATATATTTAGTAGTGAAGCTCTTAATAAGTTTGAAGATAAACTTAGAGTTGATAATAGTTATAAGTTTTATACCGATGGTGAACTATTTGAAGATGGAACTAAAAAGATTTATTTTAAATCTAATGCTCGTATAAGAATTGAAAATCCTGATATGAAAACTTATGATTATATTCAAGGAGTTCCTAGACGTGGTAACGAAGACCCTCATGGTTGTATAAGAGTTTGGTTTGCTCCAGAATATGAAGAAACATATATTAATGATAGACTTGTAAGAAGTATTCTTCCTGGTACTTATGTTGCAGTTTATGACCCTGTTGGTATTGATAAAGATAAAAAAGAAATTACTGATAGACATTCTCATAATAGTATATTTGTTATTGAAATGCCTAGAGAACGTAATGGATTTAAACCTAAGTTATGTGCTGCATATTATGGACGTACTGAAAGACTAGAAGAAGCTGATGAAAAGTTTTATCGACTATGTAAATGGTATAATTGTATTGGTACTGGACTTGTAGAAATAAATCGTGGTGAAACTGTTTCTAATTTTCGTAAATGGAAAGCTACTAAATATCTAGGTTATGAACCTTTATATGTTTGGGATTCTGCTGTTAAAGAAAAAGTTAGTACTAGTTATGGTTATAATATTGGTAGTGGTCCTAAGAAACTAGATGGTCTTCGACTTCTTAAAGAGTTCTTATATGAAGTTATTGGTAAGAATGAATTTGGAGAAGATATTTATGTTTTTGAAAGATTTCTTGATTATCAAACAATTCTTGAACTTAAAAAGTTTAATGCCGAAGGTAACTTTGACCGTATATCTAGTCTTATACTTTTAGGTATATATTGGAAGTCTATTGATATTAAAGGTAAACGAGAACTTGCTAGTCGTAAGAAAGTTACAGAAGATAATGATAAAACAGATATTTTTAATAGACAATGGTTTTAAGATTAAATAGATAAAGATATGTATAATTTTGGTAGACTTGATTTTCCTAATCAGCACGTTAGTTATGCTGAAAAACAAGAAGTTGATTGGTATGCTAAATGTTGTGATTACGTTATAGAAGCTGGTATTGCTTGTAAAGCTGATTTTAATGTAGAAGAAAAGTTTAATATACTTCTTGGTAATATTCCTAGAGAATATTATAGAAAAACTCTTAATCCTTATAATGAGAAAGATGAAAATCTAACTCGTTTTCCAGCTACTATGCGTAATTATGATATGATGAAAGGTATTATTAGAAGATATATTGGTGAATATATTAAGAATCCACATGATTTTATTGTTGGAGCTAATAATCCAGAAGTTGTATTTGCTAGAGATGCTGAACTTGGTAAACAAATTATGATGCTTGCAGAACAAGCTGTTGCTAAGAAAATACAAGAAAGTTATATGCAGTTTGTTAATGAAGGAAATAATCCTGAACAATTTAATCCCGAACAAGCTGTTGATATTGAAGCTTTTATTAAAGAATTTAATGAAAATTTTATTGATGATATTAGTGCACAAGGACAAGATTTAATTAATGTTATTGATGACCTTACTGATGCTTTTACTATATACGCTAGAGCTTATTTTGAATTTGTTGCTTTTGGAGCTTGTTATACATATAGAGATGTTGTAGGTAATCAATTAATTAAACGTGTTGTTAGTGTTAGAGATGCTTTTCCTGTTCCTAATGATAGTATGTTTGCAGAAGATTATGATATGTTTGCTGAACGTCGTATGTTGACTAAACAGCAAATTATAGATGAGTTTTATGAATATCTTTCTGAAAAAGAACGTGAAGCTCTTGATACATATTATCAATATAGTGCTACTACTTCTAGTGATAAAGCACTTTTAAATTGGGATAAATATATGTATTATTTTGGTGATATATGTAGTAAATTTAATAAAGATGATTTGCAACATATTAAGAACACTAATATAATGGCTCGTGATGCTAATAATGGCTTGTTTGAAGTTTGGCATACTGTTTGGAGAGGTGAAATAAAAGAAGGTATTCTTACATATAGTAATGGAGCATTTGTTACAACAAGAATTGTTGATGAAACTTATCAGCTTAACCCTGCTGGTGGTGATATTAGTATTGAATGGGTGTGGCGTCCACAAGTTTATGAGAGCGTTAGAATTGGCTCTCGTGCTACAAGTATATATCCTTATAAGGCTCGTCCTATTGCTTATAATAGGAATGGTAAACTTCCTTATAATGGTATTGCAGAACTTCTTCCCGGTTTTGGAAGATTTAGTATTGTAGATACAGTTATTCCTTATCAAGTATTTCGTAATATAGTTTCTTATCATAGAGAAATGGCTATTGCTAAAAATAAGATGAATGTTCTTATGATTGCCAAATCTCTTCTTGGTAAAAAACCTGCTGAAACTATATATCGTATGGCTGCTGATGGAGTGCTTTATATTGATGATGAAGATGATGCTAATCTTGTTAAAGCACAAAGTGTTCGTTATCTTGAAAGTCGTATGAATAATTATATTACTGAACTTGGGCAACTTATTCAAGAGATTGAACAGACTGCTAAAATGGAATGTGATATGACTCCACAACGTTATGGTGAGATTGCTAATAGTGCTGGTAAAGGAGTTACTGACGAAGCAGTTATTCGTGGAAGTATGGGTTCTGTTATTATTGAATTTATATTTGATAAAATGAGAGAACGAGATTATCAAGCTGAAATGGACTATACTAAACTTGCTTGGATTGATGGTCTTAATACTTCTTATAAAACTAAAGATGGTGATATTAGATATTTAAGTCTTGATGTTAATAGTCATATATTTGCCAATTATATTGTTACTTGTAAAACTTCTGTTAAAGAACGCGAGAAACTTGAACAATATAAACAACTTGCATTTAGTGCTGCTCAAAATGGTAATATGGATATGGCTAATGCTGCTATACGTGGAGATAATGTTGCTCAAATTAGTAAACTTATTGATAAGTATCAAAATATTCAACGTGAGCATGAACTTGATGTTGAACGTGTTTCTCAACAAACAGAACAACTTCGTCAAGAATTTGAACTTGCTAAGATTGATAGAAAAGCAGAACAAGATAGAGAAACAATTAGAGTTGAAAAATATCTTGATGGTCAGATTGAAGCTATGAAAGCAAATGCTAATATTATGAGTTTTGATAATGGTCTTAGTGATGCTGAAAAGAGTCAAGCTGAAGAACGTATGGAAAATGCTAGACTTAATCTTGAACGTAGTAAACTTAGTTTAGATGCTCAAAAGACTTCTGTTGAAGCACAACTTAAAGAAAAAGAATTAGCTGTTAAACTTAAAGAAAGTGATGATAAAGTCAAGATTGCAAAAACGAATAAAAATCGTTATGATAGTAAAAGTAAATAATCGGCTGTACTTCTAAATTTTGTTCATAATAGGGCTGGACTTGCTTGTGAAAGTAGGTTCAGCCCATTTTCATTTTTCTTTACATCACATGAGCCATTTTAAGCTCATTTTAAGCACTTTATTCATTTCGTGATAGATTAATCATTATGATAAAATTTGATTCATACACGGCTTCTCTGAAAGCGACAGGTTAGGTTATCAGTAATAAATATTCTAGTTAGCAATAGTATGTTAGTCGGCAAATCGGCTTAAAGGTGAACATATTTTAACGATACAAGTAAAACTCGTATTATTATTATAGTTTATATTTGTGATATAGTAATTAATTAAAAACAAAGAGTTATGCCTAATTTTGATAGTTTTGGTTTTAATGGTGAAACATCTAATGGTGATGGAAAACCTACTGACGACATTACAGACCTTGATACAGGTAAAACAGGGCAGTTAGATGCTGATGGTAATTCTATTGATGATATTACTAATAATGGTAATGGAGATGGGAATAGTGATTCTAATGCTAATAAAGATAACCAATCTTCATCCTCCACGGGGGGTAAGCCTAATGACAAAGCGAATGACGCTGATGTTGAACATGGTTTAGAAGAAGGTACTATTATCGAAGATGGAGATAATAAATATACTGTTGATAAAGACGGTAATCTTATTGACGATAAAGGTAATATTTTTAAAGCTAAAAATGAAGTTGCTGCTTATCTTAAAGAATTTGAAGTAGAAGATACTAAAGAAGAAAATACTATTGATATTAAATCGATTCAAGAACTTGTAGGTGTTTCTGTTACTTCAGAAGATGGTAAACCAGTTGCTTTTGATAATACTCCTCAAGGAGTTGCAAGTTATATTCAATCCGTTATTGATTTAAAAAGTGACGAATTTGCTCAAGCTGGTGTTAATAAGTTATTTGAAGATTATCCTATCGTTGGTGATTTTCTTAATTATTATGTTGCAAATGGTAATTCATTTGAAGGCTTTGGTGAACTTCGAGATAGAAGCGGTATTGAAGTAGATGAAAATAATGTAAGTCAACAAGAAGCTATTGTTCGTGAGGCGTTTAAGGAATTTAATCGTCGTGGTAATGTTGATAAGTATATTCAATATCTTAAAGATAGTAATGAACTTTTTAATGTTGCTAAAGAAGAACTTGAAGCTCTTCAGAAAGCTGATAACGAAATGCGTGAAGCTAATGCTAAAGAAGCTATGCGAGTTAAAGCAGAAGAAGAGAAACAACTTGTGGAATTTTGGAATGGAGTTAAAGAATGTATTGATAAACGACAAATTGCTGGTTATCGTATTCCTGAAACTGTTATTATTGAACGTAATGGAAAACAAATTTCTACTACTCCAGAAGATTTCTTCAATTATGTTTATCAAGTTGATGATAAAGGACTTTCTCGTTATGAAAATGATTTAATGAAGTTATCTCCTGCTGAAAGACGCGATGAAGAACTGCTTAAAGCTTGGCTTAAATATACAGGTAAAGGTTATGATAGTTTGATAGAAATGGCTGTTTCTGATAAAGAAGCTAAAAAGTTGAAACTTACTGCTAGTCAACGTAAATCTACAAAAGGAGCTATTAAAATAACTAAACCTGACAGTAAAAAAGACGTTCTGAAAGATGAGCGTTTTGGTTATTAACATAATAGTAAATTTGTAGATGAAAACATTACGTGTTATTGGACAAACTCGTTATGAAGATAGAGGTTATTCTAATGAAGAATCAATTGCTTATCTTCAGCTTCAAAAGCCAGAAGAAATTAATAGTTTTCTGACTTATAATTATGGTATGGATGATGACCGTTTTCCTTTAAGTTTTATTACTGAAGGTCAAGGTAGTCGTGGTATTAAAGATGTTGCTACTGTACAATGGACTTGGAAAACTATGGGTCGTATGAAGTTTACAGACTTTGTAACTTACTTTAATACTGCTGTTACTAAACCCGGTCAAAATGGTAGTGAATTTGAAGTTCATTTCTCTACTCATTGGTTTATTGAACAACATGGTCTTACTGCTCCCGATGGTGTTACTCAAGTTCGTATTCAGAAAGACTTAGGTGAATCTGCTTATGGTTATGCTTATCTTTTGAAACTTACTTCTCCCAATCCTGATGCTTATGTTGACCCTCAATGGTTGGCTAAAGGTATGTATTGGGCAATGAGTGCTCCTACTGTTTCTGAATCTTATTCTAAAGGTAATAGAAGCAATACTATGGGTCCTGCTGGAATGACTTCTCAACTTGAGTTTTATCGTTATTCTAAAGAAATAGCTGGTAATCTTGCTAATGTTGTTACTCAATATCAATTCCAAAATGATAATGGTGGTACTTCTAATCTTTGGATTAACGAAGAGATGCGACAGTTCAACTTGCACATGAGAGTAATGAACGAAGAACGTTTGTGGAAGTCTGAATATAACCGTTTACCTGATGGTACTATTCCTTTGAAAGACCATGATAATGGTAAACCTATTCCTCGTACTGCTGGTATGTTAGAAATTTGTCGTGAATCTAACTATGATACTTATGGTGAAGTTCTGACTCTTAACAAACTTGAACGTACAATCGGTGATGTTCTTGACCGTGATACTCAAGATGGCGATAAGAATGTAGCTCTTATGGGTGGCAAAGGATTTATTCGTGACTTTGAAATGGCTATTAGAACTGATGCTAAAGAAAACGGATTTATTACTCCTCTTGGTGAAAAGATGATTCAAGATAATGGTGATGGTCTTTCTTATGGACGTTACTTTAATAAGTATAAAACTCCAGATGGATATACTATTACTGTTATTCATAATGCTTATTTCGATAAGGGTACTGATGCTGAAGCTGCTAAGCAAAATGGTATGATTCATCCTACTACTGGCTTGCCTATTACTTCTCATCAAGCTGCTTTGATTGATATGAGTAATTATAAAGGTAATCAGAATGTTCGTATAGTACGTCAAAAAGGACAGGCTTATAAAGCTAAAGTTATTGAAGGTATGACTGATATTCCTGCTTGCTGGGGATTGCCTAATACTAATCATGCAGCTACTGAAATTGATATGGCTCGTTATGAAGTTAAAGGCTCTATTGGTTTGCAGGTAGATAACACTACTAAGATGTTCTTATTGAAATGTGTATTATAATCATTTAAAAGAAGCTATTTAAGATATGGATTTTAACAAAGTAAATGAAGCTAATAAAGCAGGAGAAAATACTCCTGCTGCTTCTAATGTAAATACAGATAAACAGGTTATACCCCCCGTAGAGGATGGAGTAGATAAACAGCCTGCTAATACAGTAGGATTTAGAGATGAAAGTCTTGATGAACCTTATACTGAAAAACGAACTATTACTATTAATTTAGTTACTAATTATTCATTATATCGTAGAGTTAATGATAAAACATTACCTAAACGAATGGATAAGATTGGTAGTTGTGTTCGTAGTTCTCGTACTCTTTCTTCTAATAAGGGTGAGATTGAATCTTATTTTCCTGCTTTAATTGGTCTTGCTCCTAATAATGAAAACTTTATTTCACGGGTTAAGGCTTATCTTAATAATATTAGTGTTTCAGTTGATGAACTAGGTAAGACTTTTGATATTTCTTTCTTTTGGAATCGTAAACGAGATTATCTTCGTTTTAGAGCTGAAGAAGAAGCTATTGAAACTGCTTATATGAATAGTGACCGTAAAGGAGTTAAAGAACTTAGAGAAGCTCTTGAAGCTAAAATTACTAAGTTAAATCTTCTTGAAAGTGAAAAGTATAAATATGGTTATCCTATTGTTCTTGATGATTATCTAATTTATCGTCATTGTTTATTATATAAAGATGTAGCTAAAGATATTGCTCTTATTAATTCTGACCCATCTATTAGATTTTATTTTAAAGATGACCAAAGAGAAGCTGAGCGTCTTGCTAAACATCGTCAGGAAATTAATTCTGCTAAAGGCAATTATGTTAAACTTCTCACGAATAGTGATTTGTTTGATGCTGTATTTATTCAATACTGTGTTGCCAATAATATTAATATTCCTAACGGTATGGCTATGGATATTGTTGATAAACAATCACATCTTGATAAATTTAGTACAAATGAACCTGCTAAGTTTAATAAACTTTGTAATGATAAAGATATTACTATTAAATCTTTAATTGAGGTTCTTATTTCTCGTGGAGAATTTATCAGAGCAATTCATAATCAGAATATTACTACTCCTGATGGTGAGTTCATTGGTGCTAATGTTAAAGAAGCTGTTACATGGTTTAAAAATCCTACTAATAGTGCTCTTGTTAGTGCTTATAAAAATAAACTTAAAAACATTTGATTATGAACATTGGGGAGATGCACGTGACGTTCAGAGAACTGGCACAACAGATGGGTATGCAGACCGTTCGTGCTATTCTCATGGAAGATATAGATATTTGTCTTAATGCTGCTATAATTGAAAAAGCTAGAAATGTAATAGTAGAAAACGTTGGACCTGTTCCTTATAATGATAAGGTTGCTCGACAAAATGCTTCTATTAGTCCTGTTAATGCTCTTAGAACTTTATACACAGCGGGTACTGTTAACGGCGGAGATATTACAGGTGGTGGAACAGAAGTTGACCCTTATAAAATTAACATTGATAGCGACGGAATAATGCTATATACAGGCTTTCAAGTTAGTTATAATGGCAAGACAATTTATGATTGCAGAATTATTGAAGCTGAAGATTTAGGTCAAACGCTAAGAGATTTCTGTAATCGTGCTGCGAAAGATGCTCCGATAGTTACTATATTTGGAGATGAATCTGGTATCAATGTTGATATATATACTGGACGTAATAATACAGTTAAACCTCAATTAGTTAAATATCTTTATATCAAAGAACCTGCTAAAGTTAAATTTGATGAAGATAGAGAAGAAGATTGGGTTAATTGTGATTTACCTCCTTATTTACATATGGAAATAGTTATGCGTGCAGTACAGATTTATCTTGCTAGTATTGGTGCTACTTCTAATGGAGCTGATAAACAAAGTTAAACTCTAAATTAAATTAAAAATGAGACAGTTTTTGTTAGCGGGCAATGTCGCTTATGGAGTAAGTTTGCCTCTTGCTGCTGGAGCGGTTGCTTTTACTTATCTTGCTAATGGCAAGGAAATGATTGACGCTGACGGTACTAAGATTACCGATAAGTTTTACATTAATCTTGGTCGTGAAGCAAATGGTCCAGTAGTTCTTCCAGCTTATAAGAAACATCTTACTTTTGTTAAAGGTGTTTATCAAGCTGCTACTACTTTCTCTGCTAATCTTACTATCGGAGATGTAAATGCTTATTCTGATTATTCTATAATGATTGTGAAGAAAGGATTAAAGTTCAATGAACGTAATCGCTGGACAGCTACTATTCATACAGGTCTTAATCCTACTGCAAATGATGTAGCGCAGAAATTAGCTAACCAAATTAATAACAATACTATTGGTCATGGTATTAAAGCAACAGTTGCTGATGCTAAAATTACTTTAACTGCTGAGTCTAAAGGTATTGATTATGAAATTCTTGGAGCTGATGAATTAGTTGGTATTGCAGTTACAGTTACAACTCACGGTTTACCTGCTTATGGTGACGCTGCTTATATTACTGATTTAGCTAATAAAGCTGCTGCTGATGCAGGTATTGAATATACTTACCGTGATACTTATACTGAACTGTATCCTGCATATCCTATTAATCCTTTGAAGCAACCTGATAGTGCAGATGCTGGATATACTATCTTTACTCTTCGTTTTGCTGTTCCACGTGAAATGAAAACTAGAGATGAAGTTGTTCATCAGATTGTACAAATAGCATTCCCTACTGGAGCTACTGCTATTGCAACTGTTGAAACTATCCTTAAAGCTATTGCTACTGAAGAAAAAGCATAACCTATTACCCGACTCGATTAGGTAAATATTAGGTAATATTAATCGAATAGGGGCTATTGGTATTGACATTACTGTTAATACTGATAGTCCCTATTTTTATTTTATAAAGATGGAATTAATACAAAATGCTTTTGAACAAGGTCTTATTCCCGGTATTGTTATTGTTATTTATCTTATAGTTAATAAGATAATAGATAGTAAAAAGAAAGATCCTTTAGCTGATATTGCTAAACTTCTTAATATAGTTACCAAAGATATTATAGATAAAGATAGAGAGAAATCTAAAGCTATCATATCTATTGCTATGGTTAATGCTGCTTCTGAATGTGCAAAGTTTGTTGCTTCTACTATCATTACAAATAACGTTGATGCTAATCGTGACCAAATTGAATATAATGCTAGACACTTAGTTAACAGTGTTTATTATGATGCTTATTCTAAATTAAATATGTATCGTGGAGATGAAGATTATCTTAGTCATTATATGAAAGATGAATGGAAAGAAGATGTTTATGGTGATATTATTAATATAATATATAATAAATATCTTGATTCTAATCAACGTATATTAGCATTTAATAAACGTATTGATATTAGAGTTAATGATTATACTGCATATATTATTAATAAGGCTTTTAAATAAGATGATATTATGATAGGTGGTTATATTAATAATCCAAAACAGCTATCTAAAGAGATGCAATTGCGTATTGCAGCTATGGCTGAAAAACAAGCGAGAATAGCAGAATTAGGCTTTCCATTGGACGAAAAAAATTGGTGCAAGTTAACACAAGGACAAATTTTAATTCAAGCTCTAGAAGCCTTAGAATTGCTTTCTGACGAAGAACAAAAATCAATTATTAATTCATATAATAACTTGATGATAGAATGAGTGAACAAATAGATGATAATTATGTTAATGGTGTCTATGTAAAAGCTAGTGGAACTGAACAAGTTGAGATTAATCCTCAATATGTTTATATGACTGTTCCTAGCAAATATGTTTGTGTTTATCATAAACTATTAGTTCTTATGGCACAATATGGACTTGATATGCTTAATGATTGTTCTGCTACTTGTAAAGGTAATAATAAGAATATTGTTACTTGTTGGAATATGTTTCAATCTGCCATGGCAGCATATCAACTTGGTCAAGATAAACTTGCTGAAACTCTTCTTAAATATATTAAAGGTCAACTTAATATTATTTATGAAGGTAGTGAACAAGTTCAGTATAGTGGTTCTATTACACTTCCTGTTGATGAAGAGGGTAAAATTCATGCAATAGTTAGTTGTGGAGATGCTCCTAAATTTTATGTTGACCCTGAAACTGGTAAACTTTGGGAGAAGAAAGAAGAAGACAAAGAATATAATGAAACTTATAGTCTTAGTGATGTTGATTATGATAATGAATAATGTGAATGTGTTCCATCCTCTACGGGGGGTCTACACTATGAATTTAATAAACCTAGAGAATGTATGAAAACAATAGAAGAAGAACTTGGTAAAGTTAGTCTTACTTGTAATGGTCAATGGAATGATAGACCTTATGAAAGACTATGTATAGTTCATGACGGTTTCTATGCTAGCTATATATCTCGTAAAGCTGTTCCTGCTGGTATTCCTTTATCTAATGAAGAGTATTGGCAGCCTATTGCTAAACTTCGAGAAGATTTAGTTATTGATTATGAAACTTTCAAGAAAGAAATACTAGAACTTATTGCTGTTGTTCAAAGAGGGCTTAAAGCTGCTAGAATTGTAGTATCTACAATGGAAGATAGAGATGCTCTTACTTGGGAACAAATTGGAGTAGGTTGTGAAGTTTATGTTATTGAAACTAAAAAGAGTTATATACTTGATGAAATAACTCCTGTTAATAATGCTAAGAAATGGCATCTTGAGGCTGATTCTGAAATTGGTTCTAAATTTGTAGAATCTTTTAGTGGTATGTTTCCAAGAGCAATTGCAGAACGTGCTGTTGCTGATGAATTTGGTATTAATATACAAGATAATTATCTTCGTCGTAACGTAGTAGTTAATTATATGGCACAAGTACTTAAACAGTATTTTGAAGATAATGCTGTTCAAATACTTGAAGGTCAGATTACTCCTGATATGCTTAGTGAATCTGTTAAACAAATGTTTACTGCTTCACAGATTACTAATGCAGCTGATGAAGAAGATTTAACTGTTGTTGATAATCTACTTAAATTTGCAGATAAAGACTATAATGTAAATGATTATAGCGGAAAGGCTCGTAAATATCTTCGTAAGAATATGATTAGTGGTGTTAATACTCTTACTCAAGATATGATTAACGAGCCTAATACTATTTATATACTTCAATATGATTATTGTTTAGCTGGACAAACTATTGAACTTCCAGATAATAGTATAATTCTTTGGAGAGGTGGTAGATTATATGATGGAGCTGTTAAACTAAATAAATGTAGACTTCTTAGTAATTATCGTCAGGAAGATATGTTTGATAAAGAAACTATATCTTTAGATGGTGATTGGGCTAAAGGTCAAATACTTTATCATCCTCTTGATTTAGGCGAAGATAATAAACAAGTTGAAATTACAGGTTGGGGTGGTTCTTATACTAATGATTTTTATTGGTTTTGGGATGGAGAAAAATGGGTAAGTATGGGTTTTGATTTATCTGTTTATCTTACTCGCGCTGAATTTGAAGCTTTCTTAGAGAAGTTAAGAGAAGAAATGGAAAAGTTCTATGCTTGGCTTCTTGAAGAACTTAGAAAGATTAATGAACATCTTAAACTTCATGACCAACAGATAAGTAATCTTCAACAAGAAGTTTCTAATATTAATACTAGAATAGATAATCTTATTACTGAATATAACGCTAAATTTACTGATATTTATAATAAGATTGGAGATTTAAATAGTAATATAGAAGGTAGTATTAATAATCTAGAACAATATATTAATAATAAGATTGAAGAGATTCTTAATAAGATAGACCAAAGTGGTAGTAACATAAGTAATGAGTATAAACAATATTTTGAAGATAATTATGTTTCTATGTTTAAGAACATGATTAAAGCTGGTACTAATATTACTTTTGTTGAAAACTCTGATGGTACTATTACTATTAATGCTACAGGTGGTGGTTCTGGCGGCGGTGGATTAACCGAACAAGAAGTAAGAGATATTGTTAATTCTATGCTTAATAATTATTATACTAAGTCTGAAATTAATGATATTATTGCTGGTATTGAAGGCGGTGGAGGAAGTGGTGGAGATGGCACTCATAATGTTATGTCTACTACTCAACTCGGTGAAGCTAGAACAGGTAAATATCTTACTATGAGTAAGTTTGCTAATAGTGAAACTAAACCTAGCAGACTTGATGTTGATTTTAATACTCTTTATACAGATATTAAAAATAAATTAGTAAATGATGGATTTGGCTCAGGCGGTAGTGGAGGAGGAACAACAGGTGGAGTAACTGCTACTCAAGTACAAACTTGGATTGCTGCTGTTATGCCTATTGGTTCTATTATGCTTTGGGATACTACTACACCTCCAACAGGTTGGGAAATATATACTGCTGCTCAAGGACGATTTGTTATGGGTCATATAGGTGGTGGTATTAATATTTATAATAATCCTAAACAAAATACTCTTGATTGGAGTACTGTTCTTAAAAATGTAGGTGATACTTATGACCCTGCTACTCCTGGTTTAAATATTGGAGCTTACGGTTTTTATATTGGTGGTACTGATTTACCATTACATCAACATGCAATTGCCGCTAGTTCTGGTAAATGTGGTGATGGTAATCATCATGTTGTAGTTCCTAGTAACTGGCGAGCAAATGATCATGGTAGATCTTTGGATCAAGATTGTAGAAATACTTATCCTTATGGTACTACTAAAACTAATTATTGGGATTTAAATATTAATAAAAATACCAATTGGTATATGACTGGACCTAATATTAGTAGAAATGGTGAAATGGTGTGGACACAAATTCGTACAGATAATTGGACAGGAGATTATCTTGCTATTAATAAACTATTACCTACTATTGCTTTACATTATATTAAACGTGTTTCTAATCCGTGGTAATTATGGCTGAAGAAGAAAATGTTTTTGTTGGTACTAATTGTCAATCTTTTGACCCTAGTAAAGTTCAGTGTGATAAAGAGGGCAATATGCCAATTCATATACTAGATAAGTATTGTGAAGAAACTGATACTAGATATAATATTTATCCTTTGACTGTTATTCAAGCTATTTTTGATGGTGTAACTGGAACAAGATTAGATAGAATACTTGCCGCTTGTAATAGTATTTATTTAACTTGGGAAGGTACTTTTGCCGATACTGTTAATAAACTTGATAAAATTTATCGTCGTAAAGGATATATTATAACATATCGTGATGAAACTAATGTTAATTGGACTCAACGATATAATAGTGATGATATTAGTGATGTTGCTTGGACTAATCCTGCTAATTGGGAGGGATGGTCTTTTGATACTGTTATTAAAGATTTGTCTAAAGCTCTTGAAGAAATATTTACTAATATAGGTGATTATAAAGACTTTCTTGATATTATTACTAGTTTTATTAACGAGTTTGTTATTAATGTGTTTAATAATATTAATAATTATCCTAAACTAGTTGAAATTATTAAGAATAGTACAGTTGAAAGTTTGCCTATTATTGTTAAAGACATATTCAATAATATTAATGATTATCCTGAACTTAAGAATATATTTAATCAATATATTAAACAATGGACTGAAACCATCTTTAATAATATTTCTTCTTATCCTGCTCTTAGTCAATTTATTACTAATGCTATTAATTCTCATGTAGAAACTACTATTGGTAATATATTTAATAATATTGATAATTATCCTGCTATTAAAAATCTTATTGTTACTAATACTATTAACAAAGTAGTTGATATATTTAAGAATATTGGTCAATATCCAGAATTACAAGAAGCTATACAGAATAATATTAATGAACGTGTTGACTATATATTTAATAATATTAATAATTATCCTGAACTTATTGGTATTCTTTCTGATTTAGTTTGTAATTGTGTTAAGAATATATTTGCTAATATTAATAATTATCCTGCTCTTGTTACTTGTATTAATAATGCTGTAAATAGTAGAGTTGATTATATTTTCAATAATATTGATAGATTTCCTATTCTTAAGAATCTTATTGAAACTAAAGTAGAAGCTAGAGTTACTTATATATTTGAACATATTAATAATTTTACTGAACTACTTAATGTTATTAAAGGTAATATAGAAAATATCTTTGATAATATTGATAATCATCCTAACCTTAAAGTTGTTATTGAGAATAAGGTTGAATCTACAGTTGAACATATCCTTAGTAATATAGATAATTATCCTATTATTAAAGAAAAGATTATTCAATTCTGTAATGAAGCTATTGAAGCTAAACGTGGTGTAGCAAATGGTATTGCTAGTCTTGATGGAAATGGTAAAGTCCCAGCAAGTCAATTACCTAGTTATGTTGATGATGTTCTTGAAGGATATTATGTTGATGAAACTCATTTTGCTGAGAAATATATAGAAGATGCTCCTGTATATTATACTCCTGAAAAAGGTAAAATTTATGTTGATATAAGTGAAAGTACTGATTATAGCGGTAAGACTTATCGTTGGTCTGGAACTAAATATTCAGTTATATCTGAAACTTTAGCTTTAGGTGAAGTTACAGGTACTGCTTACGATGGCGGTAAAGGTAAGAAAACTACTGATATTGTCAATAGTTTATCTAATGAACTTGTTAGTAGACTAGATAGAGTTGAACAAACAGCAGAAGGACTTAAAATTATATATAGTAAATCTATTAAAAATAATGATACAAATCTATATAATACTCCATCTCCTGTTGGTCTTGTTTTAAATAATGCTAGTAAAACTGCTAATGGTAGTATGTCTGCGGCTGATAAAACTAAACTTGATGAAACTTTACCTAATCAAATTACTGAACTTAGTAATAATGTTTATACTAAAGAAGAAATTAATAATAAGTTTGATAATGTGCCAACAGTAGAAAATACTTATACTAAAGCTGAAGTTGATAAAGCTATCGCTGATGCTATTAAAGCTTTAATTCCTGCTGGTTATGAATTTGTTATTAAAAAGAAAACAACTTAATATTAATCATGGTGGTACTGAATAAGTGCCACCATTTAAAGTTTATAAAGTTATGCAAGATATTAATCAACAATTATATGAAAGAAAAGATACTCCTGAAGGATTTATTCCTGTTTATGGTGTAGTTATAACTGTTCCTACTGGAGTATATACTAATGGACAAAAAGAATTTACTTGTGATAAAACTTTTGACGAAGTAAAAGAAATATTATTAAAAGGTGGGAGCATTATTGCTATTGATAACAATAATAGTAGAGTTAATTTTGATAGAATTGTTGTAGGCAGTAATGATATTAGTGCTACAATTACTTATTTTTCTAATGGCGGAATTAATAAAATTGATTTAAGTTGGGATAAAGGTATAGCTAGAGTTGGTGGTGAAGAAACAAAAAGTATTAATACTTTTGTAGCTATAAATAGTAATCAAATCATTCAATCTTATGATATTGGAAATATTACTATATTATTAACAAATAGTGGTAGTAAAGAAGAAGTATTGGCTGCTATTAATTCTATTTTTACTAATTTTGCTGGATTTGTTACAGCTATTGGTAAACCTAATTCTGTATTTCATAATGGTAAATATGGAACATTTAATGTTAGATATACAGATAATATTATAATTATTCAATGGAGCAATGCTAATGCTATTCATCATGTTGCTTTATCAGAAGATGGTTCTTATGTTTATAATACTATTCAAATAGTTGACCAAACTCTTTATAGATTATCTAATCTTACTATTGAACCAATAGTTAATCCTAAAATATGGGTTGGTACTGCTATTCAATATGCAGCTATTGCTCAAAAAGATAACAATACTACTTATATAGTTAAATCAGAAGCTTAAGTTATGGCTATATATCAAGGAGATATTGGAATACATGATATTAAAGTTGGTAATATAAATGTACTTGAAATATATCAAGGTACTAAACTTGTTTATCCAGAGAATACTGAAGTTACTATTACTTTTAAATTGAATGTTTCCGGAACTGTTACTATTAATGGTTATACTCCTGTTATAAGTGAAAATAATACTAAATTTGTATTTACTATTCCTGTTAAGACTGATTATACTGCTAATATTACTGCTGAACATTATAAATCTCAAACTATTAGTGGTAACAGTGGTTATTTACCTATAACTCATAATGTAGAATTAGAATGGGAACAAAGATTTATTTCTTATACTGTTACTTTTCCTACTGATGGAGTTAAAGTTTTATTTGATGGAATAGAAAAAGGAGTTATAACTAATGGTAAGTTAGTTGTATTAATTGATGATACAGAAGCTAAAGATAGTTATACTGTTACGTTTAAAGGTAGTAAAGCTAGTATATATGATACTAGTACATTAACAGTAGTTGATAGTGCTATTGCAAATACAGGTGGAAGTTATGATTTAAAACTTCCTACTAGTTCTGTTAAGAGTGGATATAAGAGAACTGATTATGCATCCTCCACGGGGAGTATAACCAAGGGTTCTACTTATGCTGGAACTTGGATTGAAAATGTTGTTAATCTTACTGCTAGCTTTACTAGTTCTACTACTTTAGGTAGTATAAGTAATAATGTACTAACTATACCTAATAATGAATCTACTAATACTAAAAGTGGAATTTTAACTGTTATATTTACTTTAGAAAATAAACAAACTAAAGAAGTTAGTGCTGCTTTAAATCAAGCTGCTGGAGCTAAAGTTTATACTAATTGGGTATTAGATTTACAAACTGATGGAACTAGTGTTGAAGCTAAAGGCGGCACTAGAACTATTACTGCTAATGTTGCCCGTAGAACTTATAAATGGAATAACACTGGTACTGTTTATAGTGAAACTGCTACTCCTACTCTTAGTATTAGTGGTAGTGCTAGTCTTAGTGGAAATCAAATAAAATTTACATCAAATGAAAGCGTTTCAGCACGTTCAGCAACACTTACAGCTAGTTATGTAGGATTGTCCAAAACGGTTACGATAACGCAGCAGGCAGGCGCAAAAGTGTATTCAGCGTGGTCTGCTTGGACTGTTTCTATCTCGGCAAGCACGCAAACGATAGCTGCAAGTGGTGGTTCATCTACGATAACTACTAATGCTAGTCGTTCTCGTACTTGGACTTGGAATGGAGTTGGTACTACACATACTGATACAGAAACTGCTACACCTACACTTAGTGGTAGTGCTGGTGGATTTACTTTAAGTGGTAAAACTGTTACTGCTAGTAATAATACTACAACAAATAGTCGTAGTATAACTATTACTGCTACTAGCAATAGTGTTTCTAAGTCTATTACTATAACACAATCTGCTGGTGCTAAAGTTTATGGTAATTGGTCTGCTTGGACTGTTAATATTAGTGCTGATAAAACTAGTATTGGTGCAACAGGTGGAACAGCTACTGTGTCAACTAGTGCTAGTAGAACTAGAAGTTATACGTGGAATGGTGTTGCTGGTTCTGGTGGTACAGAAACTGGAAACGGTACTCCAACATTAAGTAAAGTGAGTGGAGATGGTAATTGGACTAGTCCTAAAGTTACTTATGGAAATAATACTAGTACAAGTGGTAAATCAACTGTTATTCGTGCTACTATTGATTCAACTACTAAAGATATAACTATTAGTCAATCTGCTGGGGCTAAACAATATAGTGCTTGGTCTGCATGGACAGTTAATATTTCTAATAGTGGAAATGTTGCTCCTAGTGGAGGTAGTTCAAATATAACTACTTCTGCAAGTAGAACAAGAACTTGGACATGGAACGGAGTTAATGGAAGTGGTGGAACTGAAACAGGAACTGGAACTCCTACTCTTAGTAAAATTAGTGGTGCTGGTTCTTTTGCTAGTAATAAAGTAACTTATGATAATAATACTTCTACAAGTGCTAGAAGTACAGTTATTAGAGCTACAATGGATTCTGTAACTAAAGATACTACTGTAACTCAAAATGCTGGTTCTAAAACTTATAGTAGTTGGGGAGCATGGTCTATTAGTTTAAGTGCTAATGTAACAACTATTGCTGCTGCTGGTGGAAATGCTACATTATCTACTTCTGCTACTAGAAGTCGTACTTGGCAATGGAATGGTACAGGAACAACTTATACTGAAAATGCTAGTGGCGCTCCTACATTAAGTAAAGTTAATGGTGCAGCTTCTTTAAGTGGTTCTACTGTTAGTTATGGTAATAATACTTCTACTAGTTCTCGTAGTTCTGTATTTAGAGCAACAATAGATAGTATAACTAAAGATATTACTATTAGTCAATCTGCTGGAGCTAAAGTATATGGAAGTTGGTCTAGTTGGTCTGTAAGTTGTAGTGCTAGTAATTATAAAGTTTGGGCAGGAGGTGATTCAGTAACTATTTATAGTAGTGCTTCAAGAAATAGAACTTGGACTTGGAATGGTGTTGCAGGTTCTGGTGGCACTGAGTCTGATAATGCTACTCCTACTATTTCTGTTACAAGTGGTGTTGGAGTTTTAAGTGGTAATACTTTAACTTTTAGTAATAACACATCTCCTGATGCTAGAACAACTAGAGTTACTGCTAATTATAATGGAGTTACTGATTATTGTGATGTTATGCAATATGGCGGTAATAAAGTTACTGGAAGTTGGACATCTTGGCAAGTAACTATATCTGCTAGTCCTATGAATATTGCTGCTAGTGGTGGTAGTTCTACTATTACTTGTAGTGCTGTTCGTACTAGAAATTATACTTGGAATGGAGTTGGTACTACTTATACTGAAACGGAAAATGGCAGTCCAACTTTAAGTAAATCTGGAGATGGTACATTAAGTGGTACTACTAGCGGTAGTAAACTTACTTATGGTAATAGAACTACTACAACAAGTAGAAGTACAACTGTTACTGCTACTTATAATGGAGTTAATAAATCTGTTAATATTACGCAATCTGCTGGTGCTAAAACAAATATAACTTCTAATACAAGAGTGTTATTTGGATATGGTTATAAAGATTCTGATTATAATTTTGATAATTATACTGAAGCTATTAATAATACTGTATATATTAATAATGCTAAAGATTGGAATGAAATTAATAATGGTGAATTTAGAATAAATATTGCTTTTAAAGTTATTATTACTGAAAGTTATAAATGGAATGGTGTAGGTAATACTATTTCTTCTGAATATTATGGTTCTATTCAACATAATAAAAATAATTCATTTGCTGGATATACTGACTTATTAGAAGATACTACTGAACATAAATGGTATGGCGGTATTTATTTAGTTGGAAGAGATAATGCTGATGCTGAAGAATTTTCTGCTACATATAAAACTAATAATAATATAATTATTACTTTATATGCTAGACGTCCTAGATTATATTGGCAAATATGGTGTAATGAAATTCTTGAACAAAAAGACCAACCTTTTATTGTTAATGTTAATAATGTTACTAGAACAAAATTATATAATAATAATACTATAACTGAAGGTTGCGCTGGTAATGGTCAACAATATTTATATCTATTTAGTACATCAAATATGATGGTTAATAGAAGTATAACTGTAAAGTTAATAAGAAATAATAATCCTAATGATGCTTGTAAATTAACTGATTTTACTGATATAAATACACATACTCAAACTAGGGTTGATCTTGAAGAAAATAAAACTGTTATAAGATCATTTGTAACAAGTTACATTCAAACATTGCCTATTAATCTATGTAAAGTTACATTTACATATGCTAAACTAAATTTTAGAGTATTTATAGCTAAAGGCACTGGTAATTAATATGATAAGAATACTATTTAATATAACAATATTACTAATACTTATATTGTTTATTTACTCATTAAAGTTATTTAAATTAATCACATAATTATGAACAATAAACAACTATATGAAAAACTAGGTCAGAATAGTTATGATAAAGTATTTCCTATTACTTATCTTCAAAATATTCTTGATAAAGATACAAACAATAATTTAACTGTTGTTCTTTCTAGATTTAATCATCTATGGATTCCATATCAAGGAACTAGAGTTAATACTCGTAAAGCTGTACCTGCTATATTTAGACGTAATAGTCTTACTATAAGTTATTATGACGCAGAACATAATATATCTGTAACTGAAAGTTATATAGGTAGTAATATGCAAGCTGGTGTTGAAGCTAGTTGGGCTTCTGATGATAATTGGACTAAAATTCTTAGTGAAAAATATCTTGAAGAATCTGGTGCTAAAATTCCAATTGCTGATGGAACTATTGATTGGAATATGCTTAACGAAGCTCTTAAGCAAATGATTGCTGCTGATGGTAAAGTTACTATTATTAATTATCCAGATGAAGAAGATATTACTCTTCGATTAACTCCTGGTTGTTGTAATGTAAATCGTCTTAGTCTTAAAGATAGACATTATGAACCTGAATATAAAAGTGGTAAAGGATATAAAATAATTCGCAGGGTCTTACTCCCCGTGGAGGATGATGCTAGTAATGCAGAACAGCTTTTATTTGATGGTTTTCTTGATGATACTTATTGTGAACAATATGGTCAAATAATTCTTAATACTGATAAATATGAAGTTATTAGAACAGATTTAGGCAATACTGCTGGTATTTATTATGATACTTATCATAAATTATTTGTTCTTAGAGTTAAGACTATTCATGATGGAGTTGGATTTTATAATTATTATACTAGATGGACTATTGTAGAACCTACTGATAGAGTTCATCCTCTACGGGGGGTCAACACTCCTGTCTATGGAAATAGTGAAGATTATAATATTTATAATACTTGTCTTTCTGATGAACGTCCAAGACTTGGTATTATATATGTTAATTCAGTAGATAATATTAAATATTATTTTAATGAAGAAAATCTAGTTCAAGTTAAGAATAATATTTATCTTAATTATAAAGCTGTTCTTACTCAAGATATGCTTAACGAAGAAAATACTCGTTATATTATTCGTTATGCTTTTGATTTAAGTGGTAAAACTATTACAATGCCTGTTGGTTGTGAACTTGTATTTGAAGGTGGTATTATTGAAAATGGTACTATTAATTTAAATGGTTGTAAGCTTGCAGGTATGATAGGTCAAGAGTCTGAATATCTTCATAATGTAACTTGTAGTAATTGGGCTGTTGGTCAAATTGAATATCGTAATGGAAAGATTTGTTATTGGAATGGTACTGAATGGAGAGTAATGGGAGATACTTCTTCATTTGATAGTTATACTAAACAAGAAATTAATAATTTGCTTAAAAATTATTATACTAAGTCTGAAACTTATAATAAAGAAGAAGTTAATAATTTACTTAATAGATATGTTACTAATGATACATTTAATAACTTTAAAGAAGAAATAAATCAAACTATTACTAATAGTGTTAATCTTGATAAGATTCAAAAAGCTATTAATGATGGATGCGGAGTTAATATGACTATGCCTAGTGCAAATAGTAATAAACTTAGTCTTCCAATTTGGACAGGAACTGCTACCCAATATGCAACTATTACCCCGGTTGCTGGAATGACTTATAATATTATTGATGAATAATGAGTTTAACTCTTGGACGTGAAGGAGGAATTGCTAAACCTCTTAAGAAACGAACAGTAGGTCAAATTAATATTGCTCATGTTTATGATGGTGCTAATCATATTTGGCCTACTTCTGTTATTCATTTTAGTGATTTTACTAGTGTCCAACTTAGATATATTTGGGGTAGTGATGATGGTCGAGATTTGGATACTAAATCATATTATGTTAATTCTCCTATTAATAGTTTAAATTATATAGCTGTTGGTTGGTCTTGGAATTTAAGTCAAATTCCTTATCTATATTGGGGCGGCGATAATACTGACTCAGGTGCTGAATGTGTTATGTTTAATATTGAATCTATGATTGACCTTGAAGATAAAATGCCTGATATAATGAAAATGAATCTTTGTGCTAATTGGTTTGGAAGTTTGAGTAGAGGTCATGTTACTGTTGAATGTACTGCTTATAAAGGTGGAGTTATTGTTCATGCTTGGCAATTAAAGAATAATGAAATTGATGTTGATAATAGAGGAATGTTTATTTTTCCTTTAGCTGATGGAACTATTAATATGCCTGATGGACATGGTGGTTATAAAGAATGTTGGTATGGTGAAGTTATTAAAAGAGTTGCTAAATCTAATAATGAAGTAAAGTACTTTAGAGTTAATCCTGTTAATGATAAAGTTATTGGTTTAGATAATATTAAAATAATTCGTCATGGTGGTGGACTTGTTCATGGCAATGGTTATTGTTGGTATGAAAATAAACCTAATGATAAATATAAAGTTTGGAATAATCAAGTCAATACAACTGGTACTCCTTTAACTCTTGATAAACCAACTCTTAATATAACTAGTGATGATAATTATAGTTATGAATATCATACAGTTTTATTAAATGAAGATAATACTGTTTATAATGATAATTATACTGATAACTATAAATTTAGATTTGGTTTTGTTGCAGGTAATTCTGAATTTAGAGGACAACAAACTATTCAATGTTATGTTGGTACACAAGGTGGCAAAGCCGATGATGGCAAGACTTCAATAGGTGAAATAAAATATACTAAACTTAATAAAATTGGTGAATTGACAATATATAGTCCTATTGAAAGTTAAATTAATGTTAATGACCAAACAAAGATAACGGTTTAAGTGGTATAGATTATGTAGTTCAAACTACAAGTATTAATCTATTTTTTTAACTTAAACCTTAATTTATTATGCAAGTAATTGAAAAAGTGAAAGTTGTTCCAGAGGGCTATAATGGTGCTGGAATGAATTATGACGGTGGTAATCGTCGTGATGTAAACGGTAAGGCTAATGCAGGTTTAACTCTTGGTATTATCGGTACTGCACTTGGTGCTTGGGCTTTGTTTGGTAATCGTCGTTCTGCTGGTGCTAGTATTTTAGGTGGCGCTGGTAGTGGAATGTTAGGAGATGGTTCTACTAACATTAATGTTCTTGGTGCTAGCTTAGGCGGAAATAACGGTGCTCCTACTGCTTTCTAAGCATGGGAGAAAACTTGTGAAGATACTCTTGCTTTACAAGGCGGTCTTTATCAGTGGGCTTTGACACAGCAGAATCAACGCTTTGAAGATAGAGAACGTCTTAATAGCGAGCTGTTTGGTGTTTATATTGATGGGCGTAATCGTACTGATGCTCTTATTGAGAAAAATAACACTGGCCATTTTAATCTTTACAAATATACTCGTGATGCTGATGATGATATCCGTAAAGAGTTATCTGATTTGAAAGCTGAATTAGCTGTTACTAAAGCTATTCGTCCTTATCAAGATAAACTTATCCAATGCGAAATGGAAAAGATGTTTACGGCTGGTATCAACTATACTGATAGAAAGACTTGTAATGTTATCTATGGTGTAGTTACTCTTCCAAATGAACCTACTGTTACTGGTCTAGTTGGACGTAATGCTTATGGATGTTTGCCATGTGGTTTTACTCAACCTGCTAGCGGAACTTCGGCTCAGTAATATTACTAAGTTTGATTAAGAATATAAAATTGAAAGAGATATGATACCTGTTAATCAATTCATACTAGGTAGTAGTGACCCTTTGCTATATCCTAGTGAAAAAATGACTAATAGCATTGATGAACAAATTGCTTTTCTTCAAAGTCAAAAACAAGCAATTAATGAAGCTTATCGTCGTAATGCTATTCCTAATGCAAATAATGGTACAACTCAAAATCAGCAAGTTCCAACTCAAGGAATTTGGGATGCTATTGATGCTGAAATTGCACCACTTACACAAGAACAACAAAATATGCTTCTTAGTAACCAAGATTATGTAAATAACTATAATGCTTTACAAAGTATGGTTCAAGCAGAAGTTCTTAATTTAGTTAAAGGAAAAATCGAAGCTAGTGAAGATGGTAAACATTTACTTGAAGAACAACTTAAACTTGTTAAGTTACTTAAAAGTAAAATTGTTGAAGTTACTAACAAAGAAATGGAATTGTTTAAAGCTTTTAAAGAAGCTAGTAAAACTAATCCTAATTTAACTTATGAAGAATTTTTAAAGAAGTAATATTATGGTTGAAATTGGTAATGTTAAAGAGGTTATTAAAGATTATATTATTAAACAATTAGTATCTATGGGTGAAAGTTCTCCAGCTATAAGACTTTTAATTCCTTTGGCTAAAAGAGCGATTACTAATAATATTAATAGTTTTGATAAGTTCTTGAAACCTATTGCAGATAAAGATGGTATGATTGATATTGAAGGTATATTTGATGAAGAAATGGAAGTTATTAATAATATTGATAATTTTAATTTTGATATACCTTTTATTGGTGGCGGTAATATTTCTAAAGGTATTATATCTCTTGAAGTTCCTTATGTGAATAAAATTGTTGCTCTTAATCAAACTGATTTAGAAGTTTTAAAAGAATCATTAATCAGTTTAAAAACAAAGTAATATTATGAGAGAAATGCCTTACATTCAACCTTACCATGTTGGTAATCGTCGTGGTGGTAATCAAAATATTCTTGATGAATTTCGTGAATTTCTTGATGCACGTGGAGGACGAGGCGGTCGTGGTGGTAGAGGTGGCATGAGAAATCGTATTGGTTATGATACTTACGATACTTATGGTCGCTCTACTAATAAAAATGACCGAGAAGAAAAGATTTTAACTATGCTTATGAGCGGTGGATATAATGACGATGGCTATCATTTTAATGAGTATGAAGCTAAAGAAGTTGTAGAACAAATGTATCATGTTAAAGACAATAAGAAATATATTGGTGAAAAATATGATATGAATAAAGCTCATGAGATTTGTGAACGCTATAAAGAAGTATTACCTAATGATGTTGAACCTTGTGATGTTTATGTTGCAATTAATGCTCAATATCATGATTATGCTAAATTGTTTGAAGAATGGTTTGGTGGTAATATAGATAATAAAGTGTTTGAAAGTGCTATTACATTTTGGTTTAAAGATGTAGATTTTGATGGTGATAAAGTATGGGAATATTTCCACATGAATAACTAATCATTATTGTAAAACTGTAAAAGGGAATTATCTTCGGATAGTTCCCTTTTTTATTTATCTAAATTTTAGTATGGACAAATTTATTGATGTAATTGTAAGTGGTATTCTTAATAATTTTGACTTTGGATTTATGTTCATTGTTAATGTTCTAACTTATATTGTTATTAAAGTTATTGATTACTTTAACGGCGATAATAAAGTTCCTACTTGGCAGAAAAGATGTATATTAATTATAAGTATTTTTACTATGGCTATGATTTATATTGCATCTGGATATGATAATACTATTATGCTTGTTAATAGTGCTGTTCTTGCACCTGTGTTTTGGAGTTGGGTTGTTAGTCCTATTCTAAAGAAACTTGGAGTTGGCTATAAAGATATTGATAATACTATTGGTTAAGATTATGTAAGATTGATTAGCTAGGTTTGATTGACTGATTCAAGCTTGCTCCATCCTCTACGGGGAGTATAGCTTGTCGAATTTAGCTGTTTGTGAGCCTAGATGATTAACTATACACGGTTTGATAAAAGTCTGTCTATGAGGCTAGAAATAGCCTCTATGACTGTACATAAATATTTACAATGTGAAATCTATAAATAATAAAGCTATGAGAGTTATTAAGACTAAACATTTTCCTTTTGGTGGATATAAAGCTATTAATATTTTTGGTATTATATTTACTAAAGGAGAATTAAGTAATAAAGAACTTAACCATGAAGCTATTCATACAGAACAAATGAAAGAGATGTTATATATCTTTTTCTATATATGGTATGGTGTTGAATATCTTATTATAAGACTATTTCATATTAAACAACATGATGCTTATAAAGATGTAAGTTTTGAAGAAGAAGCTCATATTAATGATGATAATCTTAATTATATTAGTGAACGTAAACATTATACTTGGACTAAATATCTAGGTATTAATAGTTCTAAAACTGCTTAATTAAAAAATGTTAATAATATAGTTAAACTACTTGTTATTAACAATATAATTTATATTTGTAACAAACTAAATTCTAAAGATATGGAAGATGATAAAAGAGTTAATTATAAGTTAGATGCTATTAATAAACTTATTAATAATCTTAAACTTAGTATTTCTGGTAATAAAGAACATGATGAGCTTGGAGAAAATAATGTTATAGTTAATCTTGATGAGATTAGTCAAAAGATTACTGAATTACATGAAATGGTTAAAGCTGAATTTGATGAGTTTGAAAATCAACATAAAAGTGAATCAGATGAAACTCAAACTCTTCTTAATAATCGTTTTGATAAAGTTGATGCTAAATTAGATAGTATTAAAGCTGCTATTGATAGTATGAAAACTACTATTGGTAATAAACTTGATACTGTTAATTCTACTATTAATAAAGCAAATACAGATATAGTTGCTGCGATTAATGCTATGAAAACTAGTAATGATACTAAAAACGATGCTATAATTACTGCTCTTCAAGGACTTGTAACTAAAGTTAATCAAAATACTAGTAATATTAATTCTCTTAACGGTCGAGTTGATGCTCTAGAACAAGCTTGATATGAATTTTAATTTAGTAGAGATATATAATGGTTTGTTAAGGTTTAACAAACATATATTAAACGAACTTGCTGAAGGACTTAAACATTTACCTAATTTAGAAGGTGCATCTAAAGGAGATAGTCTTTATATTAATGAAGATGGTAATCCTACTTGGGGTTCTTCTGCATTTATTCCTACTTTTGAAAATGCTGCTTATGGTATAGAATGGACTAAAAATGATAATGATGTAATTAGAATTGGTAATGCTAAATTTCATAGAGAACTTCCTATCCAAAATAGACTTAAAGGTTGTGTCTATAATGAAAAGAAAATTAGTTATTTCCTTAATCCTACGGGTTGGGCTAAACCTCTTGAAAATGGTTTTGTTCCTCCTCTTGATGGAAGTGATGGCGATGTTGGGGTAAATGTTCCTCAATTTTATATATGTGTTAAAGATACTGGTACTAAATATCAACTTTGGATAAGTGATTTTAATATTGATGGTACGTTTATTCGAGTTCATTCTTTTATTATAAGTCATACTAAAACTATGACTAGAACTAGAGAAGATGGAAAAGAAGAAGTATTTAGTGCTTGTATTAAACATGATGATACTAGATATTTAGGTGGAAATAAAAATCCTTCTATTGCTGCTACTAAATTGCAAGGTAGACCTAGAACTGATATTAATTATGATAAAGCAAATGAATTTTGTGCTAATCGCGGTGATTGGATTACAATGATTGATTATCTTGAATATTGTGCTATACAAGCTCTTTGTTATATTGAGTATGCTAATTTTGATAATCAAGCTGCGCTTAATACTAATTTAACTAGTGATGGATTTAAACAAGGAGGACTTGGTGCTGGTGTTACTAATTTAAATTGGGAAAGATGGACAGCTTTTAATGGTAATAATCCTATTGTACAAACTTATTGGACTGCTGAACATAATATTGGTAATGGTAGTACAAATGGTGACCATTATGAACTAGGAAATTATAATGCAGATGGAAGTAATTTAAATACTTATCCTGCTGTTTATCGTGGTATTCTAAATTTCTTTGGTGATATATGGACATTTATTAGAGATGTAGTTATTGTAAATCGCAATGCAAATTATAATAGTGTTTATCTTCTTAAAAAAGGAGTTAATCATGCCGATATTACAATAGATAATATTCAAGATAAATGTTATTTTATAGGTGACCAAACTAATAGTAATAATTTTATTACTGAATTTGATTTTAGATTTGGTCCTTATTTTGTTCCTAATAAAGTTGGAACTAATAAAAAAGCTGACTATAATTGGATAAAAGGTAATAATGGACAAGATACAGATAAAGCTGTTCGTGTGCTTCGGCTTGGCGGTTACGCTCCTAGCGGTTCTGTAGCTGGCTCTGGTGGCTTTTATTCTGGTTGGGTTCGGTCGGATTCTGCTGCTTATGGCGGCTTCTTTACCACAGTTAAACTTGATTAAATAAGTCCACGTGGAACTGTTGTTAGGAGTAATTGGTTAATTAATTTGTTTTCTGTTTTTGCATTTCTCGATACTACTCCTACAACAGTTTATTATAATATTAAATATAATAAACTTAAAACATAATATATTATGACTAAAGATAAACTTAAAGATGATATTATTAGAACTATATGTTCTTTAAATAGTGATATATCTAATAAAGATAGAAATTTATTAATTGAATTATTAAAATCTATTGTTGATTATACTAATAATACTGAACTTGAACAAGATGTTAAAGTTATAACACAAAAACATAACGAATTAGCTGAAACAGTTAATGAACTTAAAACTAAAGTTGAAACATATTCTAATAAGATTAATGAACTTGAACAAAGAGTTCATCAATTAGAAAACGCAAGTCAATCTTAACATGGCTAGTCTTAATCAATTAGTTAGTGAATTTGCTCATGCTGTTGGCAATCCTAATAGTATTCCTCTTAGACGTAATCTTCGATATGCTATTCTTCATGGTCGTAATGAACTAATTCGTAAAAGTTATGAAAATCATAAATATGTTGATAAAGGTTTGCAACAACGTATTCGTGTTTCTATTATTAATGTTCCTGATGGTGACTTATATAATAGTCAAACTCTTGGGCTTCCTGCGATTAAACGTACTAAACAAGAAGTTCCAAAGCCAGTTAGACTTATTAATAACTTACCTTTCCAATCAATTAGAACTACCGGACATACTGGGATAGAAATACCATTTGCAAAAGAAGCTAGTGCTAAGTTTTATCATTATCTTGCAGGTATGTGTAATCTTCCTGTTTATGATTATATTAATGGTTATATTTATTTCTTTAGTAATAATAAAGATTGGTTTCAAAATATAGGTTCTATTATTATTGAATCTCCATTTGAAATTCCTTATCTTGTTCCTACCGAAACTGTTGAAAAAGCTAAAGATGTAAATTATGACCCTATTGATGATGAAGCTAAATACGATGATGATGAATTTCTTATTCCTGAAGATATGATTGGTGCTCTTAAAGAGATTGTATTTAAACGTAATCTTATTGAAGTTCCTCGTCAAACAAATGAAACTCCTATTGATAATTTTGTAACTAGATAAATTATGATTAAAGATATAGATATTAGTCATTATTATAAAAAGTTTATTGAAACTTCTAATGACGATATGGCAAAATATAATAAAGAACTTGAAGTTATAAATAAGATGAAAGCTGATTGTCGTGCTTATATTAAAAGTAAAAATCAAGTTATTAAAGATGATTTAAAAATTAATCTTAATGAATATGGGTTTCAATTTCTTAATGATAATGTTGAATTAATTAATAAGTTAGAACAATTAATTAATAATCAACTTAGTTATACAGTTGGAGAAAAACGTATTGTTCTTCTCCAACTTTTGCGTTATTGTAATTTAGCTAAAAAAGCAAATGATTATATTATTGCTCTTAAACTTGCTACAAGACGTTCTGAATTAAGTCTTTCTGATTATAAAAAGTACATTCATAGATATTATAGTTATGGTGTTCATAAATGTGTTCTTGAAGGTTATGCTTATCATTTTAAATATGAAATTGGTGATTTAGTTATTAATTTCTGGAGATATAGAGATAAACCTAGAGATACTTATGTTGATTGGAACGCTACTAGACTTAAGAAACAAGAAATTATTGATGCTGGTCTTAAACCTTATGATAAAGAAGAAGCAGAAATATATAAAATTCGTGGACTTAAGTATGATGGTATTCCTTATGTAGTTTATAAAACTAATAAAGAGTTTTATGAAATACAACTTATTAATAATGGAACTCATAGTTATAGTGCTATTAAATTTAAGTATGCTAATTATATTAATAGAGAACTTAGAGGTAAAGATGCAAAACAACTTAATTCTGAATGTAAAACTGTTGATGATATTTTTAATCTTAAATTAGGATTAAGAAGTAAACTTCTTGTTTATCTTGAACGAGAACCTAATGCTCCATTTAAATATATTAGAAATGTTAATCAACAAAAGTATGAACGTGGAGCACATAATAATGGTAATAAAACTAGATATAAAAACTAATATTATGGCAAATAATAAAACGATTACGATAGAACATATAATTGGTAAACTTGATAATGATTTCAATCCTGATGGAAGTGATTGGATTCCTAGAGTTCCTGCTTGGTGTGTTGATGCTATGAATGAACTTAAAGTTCTTCGTAAAGTTGATAAGAAAATGAAACTAACCGTCATTAATAAGATAGCTAAAAGTAAATGTTGTCTTATTGATGACGGTCTTAAAGTTTATGATAGTAACGGTTGTGAAGTACCTAGAGCTGATACTAGTAAATATAGATGTGGTGATACTAAATCTGCTCCATCCTCTACGGGGGGTCAAGCGGAGGACGAAAGTCCGGAGCGTGCTACTAATAAAGATTATCTTGGTATGCCCGATGATTGTTGTCCTAATGGTTCTAGAACTAGAGAAGTTATTGATACTGGTAAAGTAGGATGTAATCCTGTTGTTTATACAGTTCATAATAATACTGAATGTCCAAGATGTCAGCATGAAGTTCATTCTCATTGTCAGATCCCCCGTGGAGGATATGATAAGTCAAATCATAACTATATTCTTATTGGAGGTAATACTATTGAACTTAATTTTAATGATACTTGTATAACAGTTGTTTATAAAGATATTGAAACTCAATATAGTGATAATTATCATTGTGAAGTTCCTGTGATACCTGCTAATGGTAAATTAATTCAAGGTCTTGCTTATTATTGTATGGCTCGTATGCTTATGAGGGGATATAAACATCCTGTATTTAATCTTTCTGCTAGTCAATATGGTACTAATCCTTTCTATTTATGGGAAAGTATGAAAAAAGATATTAAGACTAGTATTTTATTAGATGAACAAAGTGATGATGATAGTGGTTGGAATGAGTTCTTTTATAACTTTACTTTTCCTAAATAATTATGAATATACAAAAGAAACTTAGTCTTAATAAACATCCTGGAGATTGTGTTCCTTATTCTTTAGTTGCTGCTAAAAATATTAAGATAAGTAATGACGATAGGATGATTGTTAATGAAGAAGGACTTGAAGATTGTAGCATAATTGCTAATAGTATTCATGAAGACGGTATTAATAATTTTAAAATAGTTGGTGTTATTCCTACTAGTACTGAACTTATTTTATTTGTTATTAATGTAGATAATAATGAATCTTATATTTATAGATATAATGAAGAATCTTCTAGTTGTTATAGAGCAAACAGTAATTGGAAATATAACGGCGGTAAGATTAAAGGAACATATACATATAATGTTAAAAATCATCTTATAATTGCTGTTGCCGAAAGTGATGCTTCTGTTGATGTTCCTCTTAAAACTATTAATATTGATTTAGATTCTGGAAGTCCTGATACTGAAATGTCTATTATTCCTCAAGTAACTTTACCCACAGTTAGTAATTTAAATTATGTTAGTGGAGCTGCTTATAAAGGATTTTATTTTATGTTTATTAGATATAAAATAGATAAGACTAATTATACTAAATGGTATAGTATTGGATTTCCTATTTTTAATGATGTTATAATTCCGCAAGTTATTAATAAAGTTTGTTTTCGTAAAGAGTTTGTTTATGATCCTAAAGATGACCCTAATGGATATTGCTATGGAAATAGTGATTCTTTTAGTGATTCTAAAGATATATGTAATCAAACTTTTGAAGTAAGTATTACTGGTGGTCGTTCAGGACTTTATCAATTAGGACTTATTATATGTAAAAAAGATAGTACGCAAGCTTTTAGAACTGATGATTTAAATAGTAATATTTTTAAGTTTAGTAGAGATGTACTTGTGGAATATAATATAGCAGATTTAACTACTGATTATTATAATTATTATAATGTTGGTAACATTATTAATTATAAAAATAGAATATATATTGCTAATTATGATGAAAAAAGTGATAATGATAATAGAACTTTGAGTGATGGTAAAACATTAGAAGAATCTGTTAATGATATTGTTATTAAACTTAGAAATAAATCTGTTAATGCTTATTATAACAGTTATAATGTTGTACATGCAGTTAGTGAAAAAGGACCTTATTTTAAAATGGCTAGTCTTGGATTTACTGGAACTGTAGATTATAAAATAGCTGATTATACTAAACTATTTAATAATAATCAATATCCTTTTCGTACTTTTAAAACTCTTCTTAATGAAACTGTTATTCAAGGTATTGCTGCTCATGAATATTTAAAAGTTAATTATAATACTGTAATAAAAGTAGGTTCTAAAGGCGGAGCTAATATTAAAGAATATTTAGCATGTAATTGTTTTATTATTCCTACTAGTTATAAGTATGAAAATAATATATCTAGTTATAGTTTACCTAGTGAAGTTAAAATTGTTTGTTATACTTATAATGGTGTTGGATTTACAGAAGATGCTGTATTTACTAGCGGAGTTATAATATTTGGAACTGCTCAATTTGATATTGATAATTGTAAAATGAGAATTACTCATAGTGTAATTGATCCTTCTTATGATTTTAATGAACGTAAAAAGAATGATACTCTTATTCCTGGAGAAGTATATAATTTCTTTATTCATTTTGTTGATAAGTATGGTGATGCTAGTAGAGGATATAAATTATCTAATAAAGATAAATATATAAATGATGTTATAAATGATAATTCTCATTGTACTATAATAACTGTTGATTGGATTAATGGTACTGCTGGTACTATTCCTTATTGGGTTGTAATTAGTGGAACTATTCCAATATCTAGTATTAGTTCTAATGTTAAACAATATATTGCTGATAGTAAAATTGTAGTTTATACTGCTGAACCTATTAATAATCCTTTAACTAATATTTTACTTAATAGTGCTGGCGAATTAGAAGCAACTAATAGAGATGATTTATATACTCTTATTTCTAATTATTTTATAGACTATCAAGATAAAGATAAATATAATGATTTATATGTTTATCAAGTTATAAATAGTGGTAGCTATACTCCAACTAGTAATCAAATTATTTATGGCAATTATGATAATGAAGCTAAATTTGGTTATTATGAAAATATTAATGGTGATGAACTATTTAGAATACCAGATTTAATATTTAAATCTGAATCTATTGGCGGAGAACATACTAGAGGTTTTGTATATAATATGAATGATACCTTTAATAAGTTCTATATTAATGTTAATATTGATAATAATCTTTGGAATAAAATAAAAGAATTAGGTTATGTTGGTTGGTTTGTTAGTTATGAAAAAGTAGAACCTATTACTAGATATACAGGATTATTAACTAGAAAAGATTTTGCTAATATAGCTAGTAATGTTACATGGCAAGAATCTAATTATGCTGCTAAGCCAGGTTTTGTTTCTAATAATTATACTAGTGATAAATGTTATCTATATAGTGGTAGATTTGACATTGATGATACTATTAAATATGATTTTAATATAATTCGTATTGATGGTAAATGTACATTTGAACCGTTTAGAGAAAAATCTGATGTTGTTGATATGGTTGTTAATACTACTTATCCATATAGTTATAATATGCCTGTTATAGGAGTAATAAGTAGAAATGTATATAAACCTATTAATAATTATAAATTAGTAGTAGCTGATAGTATCGCAGATGATAGAGCTGGAAAAGGTACAGCATTAGAAATGGATGATTATAAAGAACTTTCTTTAGATGCTGAAACTATGTTTCTTGCTACTGTTCTTAATTGTACTAGAAATATTTATATTAATAAAGAAAAAGAACTTATAAGACTTAATGATGTTCGTTATTCTAGTGGAACATATTCTATTGAACATGGATATAATGGTAGAATGACATATGATGGAGTATTAGTATATAATGATAATAGAGTTATTATGAATGAAGGAGATTATAGATTATATTCACCTGATAATACTCCTTATTATTATATTGATGGTACACATCCTTGTTGGTTTGATAAACCTTTTGTTGAATATATTCAATTTCCTCTTTATAGCGATAAGTTCTTTGAAAGTAAATGTTTTAATAATGAACCTAGTAAAATAGCATTTAGTATTAAAGAAGAAACTGATACAAAAAGTGTTGCATTTGGTACGTTTGTAGAACCTAAAAATAGTGTTGATTTATTTAAAGACCCTATTGGTAATGTTGACCAATTTGTTCCTAAGTTATTAACTCAATATCGTAATGATATTATTAATATTACTCGTTTTGATAAAACTATAAGACGTAGTAATATTATTCAAGATGAAAGTGAAGTTAATGCTTGGAGAGTATTTCCTATTGAAGGTTATAAAAATATTACTGAAAATAAAGGAATAATTACTAATCTTGTTGGTATTGGATATTACTTATTAGTACATACTCAACATAGTATGTTTATGTTTGATATTAGTGCTGCACTTAAAACTAGAGATGAAAATGTACAACTTTATCAACCTGATGCTTTTGAAGTTGATTATAAAGAAGTCTTTACTAGCGATAAAGGATATGGTGGATTGCAAGATGATTTAGCATATATAGTTGGAGAATTTGGTTATATATTCTATAATAATGATTTTCATGCTCTTTATCAATTTGATGATGGACAACTTAAATTAATGTATGAAGATATAAAGTTATGGTTAGATAAGTATCGTCCTAATAATGTTAGATTTGCTCATGATAAATATAATAATCGTATTTTAATTAAGTTTGATTATACATATGATAATATAAATCCTGTTAGCAAAGCTATTATTGAAGAAGTTCATAATGAAGTAATAAGTTTTAATTATAAAGTTGGTAACTTTATTAGTTTACATGATTATTACTTTAATAATGCTTGGTCAACTAAAACTAAATGTTATTTTCAAACTGAACATAATAATGATAGACTTAATTGTCCTCTTCATGTGTTTACTAATGAATATAATTATGGTAGATTTAATACTCACATGGGAGATGATAGTAATAGTCTTTATATGATTTCAAGACAAGAAGTTGGTGAAGAACCAGAACTTGTTTATAATAGTTATATTGATATTATTATTAATGAATCTTATGAACTTATTAAGTTTCTTGAATTTATTAAATATAAAGTACGTAAGATATATATTCCTATTTATAGTGATAATATTAATAATCCTGTTGATTTAAGAGAACATCCTTATGCTGGAGATATACTTCGTATATTTAATGAAGATAATGATACTGATGATATAGATATTAATATTGATAAACTTAATGAATTTAATAAGTATAAAAAACCTTGGTATGAACTAACTCAATATAACTTTAATTATTTCCGTAATGCTATTAAAGAACATCCTAATACAGTAAGTGATAAACTTCGTAGAGTATATGGTAATTATTTTGTAGTTCGTTTTATATTTAATAATACAGATAATAAGCGCATTGAATTTGAAAGTCTTGAATGTGCTCAAACCCAATTTAGAAAATTATGATACAGTACAAAGATAGACAAAGACAAAAAGCATTTATTGGTGCTATTATTGGTGCTGCTGCTAGTATAGCTGGTGGTATAATTAAAGGTAATAAACAAAAGAAAGCTCAAGAAAAAGCTCAAGCTGAAGCTCAAGCTGCACAAGACCATAAAGATGCTTTACAAAATGCTCAAGCTTTAACTAGTGCTTATGCTAATCAAGATTATGTTGGTCAATATAATGATAAGCTTACTCTTAAATGTGGTGGTAGAGTTCGACGTAAAGCTAATTTTGGTACTGAGTTTGCTCAAGCTCTTCCCGGTTTAGGTAATCTTGCTAGTTCTATTACAGGAGTTCAAGGACTTGGTGAATTAGGTACTGCAATAGGTCAAGGTATTTCTGCTAATCAACAAATTAATGAAAATAAACGTATTGCTCAAGAAGCTGAACAGCGTAAACAACTTCAAGCTGGTCAACAGCAACTTAATATTACTTCTGATACAATGACTAATCCAATGACTATGTATCAACGTTCTAGCTTTATTAATAAATATAAATGCGGTGGACGTAGAAAAGCTTGGATTGGTGCTGCTATTGGAGCTGCTGGAAGTCTAGTTGGTGGTATGTTTGGAAGTAAAGGACAACAACCAATTCAAGTTAAACAAGCTGACCAAGCTAGTTATAGTGCTCCTAAAACTGGTCTTGAACGTCCTGAATGGATTACTAATGGTACTGTTCAACCATCTGTTATGCCTCAATCAGTATATCGAGATAGACTAAATGTATATCGCTGTGGCGGTCGTAGACGCTAGTCTTTTGCTCTCTGTTGAATTATTATATATAGATATGAACTATTAATCGACTAATAGGCTATCGTTCAGCAGAGAGCCTTAAAATCAATCAAATTATAATTTCTCATTATATTATATAAAATGCCTAGAAAAGATAAAGTTATTCATATAAGTAATTTACCTAGTACATTTAGAGGTAATGTTACTCGTAATGGAAGATTTATTCAAAATGGTATTCCTCCACTTGGTGGAGCTTATGATAAAGTTGCTAAATCTACTGGTTTAATAAGACTTGGTAATGAATTTCTCTATAATGGTGTAAATAATTTAGTATCTAAAGATAATAGAGAAAAATTAATGAATAATACTGCTGGTAGACTTATTAATTATGTTAAAGATTTTAATAAAGAATCTCTTCCTAGTGATGATAAACTTGGACCAACATTTCCATTTAATATTATTCAAACTCCTAGAAGTAATGGAAAAAATCTTCCTCAAAAACAATATGCTGTTGGTGGTAAAATACCAAATGTAGTTGCTGGTGGTATTGCTCAACCTCTTGGTAATAATTTCTTTTATATGAACGGAAGAAAACATAGTCAAGGTGGTATTGATATTGGCCCTAGTGATAAAACTGGTATTGAAGTAGAAGGTGGTGAAGTAGTTGAAACTAATGGAAATGAACTTAAAGTTTATTCTGCACAACCTATTCTTAACGGTGCTAGTCCTGCTCAATTAGTTATGGGTGGAGCTAATCCTAATAAAGTATTTAAAGCTCAAGAAGATTTTAAAGATAGAAATGGGATTAACGATGATGGTACTAAAGCTAAATATGGTAAAGAAAAATATGTAGCTAAAAGTGATAATACTAGAGTAACTCCTATAATGGAATCTCCTAGAAATAGTGGTATTAAACAAGGAGATTTTATTTATTATCCAGAAACTTATAGAATAGCAAATAATACTTTAGAAAAAGTTCCTGCTAGAAAAGAAGTTAATATGACTCCTCTTGAACAAGTTAATCCTGAATTTGATATATTATTAGGTGGAGCTGGAGTTTTAAGAGGTGTCGATAAAGCTACTAAAGTTGCTATGGCTTTAGATAAAAATATTTCTAGAACAAGTCAAAAAGCTATTACTAAAGGTAGAGATGCTTTAGGTTATTATTCTATTTCTCCTAATATTCGTTATAATTTATCTGTTAATAATGGTAGAAAAGCTCTTGGTGTTAAACCTACTAAACTTCTTGAAGCTCCTAAAAAACAATTAACTTCTAATATTGGTAAATATAAAGATTTTGTTAATATATTAGATAGTAACGGAAAAGTTATTGATATACCTGATGTTCTTCAAACTAATATTGATGATACAAAAGCTTTTCTTAAGACTTTTAATAAATGGAATGCTCGTTATGGTTATGACCCTATTCCTTTATCTGCTGCAAAGAATCCTAAACAAGCAGATAAACTTATTAAAGATAGATTGCTAGAACATAATACATTTGTTAGAGGTGTACATGAAACAGGTAATGAAGAAAATATAAATAATATACTTAGAAGAAATGGTGTTGAACCTACTCCTGAAAATAGAGCTAAATATTATGCTTCAACTTATGCCCCAGATACAGGAGCTGGTAGAACTGGATTTAATTCTTCATATAATGGAGAAGGTACTATTTATTCTTCTAATAGTTTAAATACAGGTATTGGATATGCAAAAGCTAAACATCGTAATGAAAAAGATGGATTTGTAGTATCTGTTAGACGTCCTGTTAAATTTGAAGGTAATAGAGAAAATTGGGTTAAAAATGCTGATTTTGCTTTTGATAATTCTGAACAAAGTAAACTTTATACTGATTACGAACTTCCATATTTACTTAGATATGGTAAAAGTGCTAGAACAGAATTAAGTAAAAATAAAAATATTCCTTATAAAGATATTATTTCTAAAGTTAATAAAGACTATTCTAAATTTTATGGTTATAATGAATATATTGCAAATCATATAAAAAAATTTATTGATGACCCTAATATAAAATATAAACCTAGTTATAATGTAACAGGTAATCCTAAAAATGATTATATTAATTATGTTATAGGTAATAAAATTAGTAATTTACCTACATATAATCCTTTTACATATAATGTTAGTAAATACGCTTATAATATTTTAGAAAAAAAAGGTATTAATAACCCAAATATTGGAGTAATTTTTGATAATAAAAATTTTAAAGCTATTGATTATAGTAATGATATTTTTAGTAATGATGTAATATATCAAATATCTGAACAAGAAATTAAAGATATGTATTATAAAGATATTAATAATCGACTTGGTAAACTAATTTCTAATAATTATAGAAAATATGTTGAAAAGCAATTTGATAAACTTTATAATAAAGATATTAATAAAGAACTTAAAAAAAGTAAGCGTATTAGTAATAATGAATTAAAAGAATATATTAAATCTAAAGGTATTTATCCAGAAAATAAAAAATATAATGTTATAACTAGCGAAAGACTTAATAAAACTAGTAGAAATAAAGGCAATCCTTATCAACATTTTATTTTTACAGGCGATGTTGGAAAACAAGGTCTTGAGGTAATTGATGTTAAAGATGTTAACTCAGAAGTACTTAAAGATATATCTAATACTCGAAACCATTTTGGTGAATATACCAAAGGTTATAGTCGTAAATCTAGAAAACTTGGAGGAAAAAATATGATTGTAAGTATTAGCGGTAATGTTAAGAATGGATTAATTCATTCTCCATCCTCTACGGGGGGTCTACGCGATAAATTTGCTGTTGGTGGAAATCGTATTAATCGTCATGGAAGAACTTGGGAATATGATGAACAAATTGGAGCTTATGTTCCTATAACTAATAGAACTATTAATAGAACTTCTGCTTATTCTATTAATAAATCTGCTAGAGGAGAAACTATTATTGGAAGTGATTATACTTTTAGAAATGAAAGATGGTCTAAAAATAATAATGTAAATACTAATACTAATAAACCTAATATTGATAATGGAAATCGTCGTCCTCAATATTATGCAGAACGTAGACTTCCTTTATTTGAAGATGGTGCTGGAATTACTAGCGGTTTAGTTAGAGCTGGTTGGAGTCATGGAAATAATAGAGTTATTAGTACAAATAATACTAATATTCCAAGTTTATCTGAAACTAAATCTAGCGGGAAGACCCCCCGTGGAGGACGAAGTAAGTCAAGTCAATCAACTCAATCTGTTCCTACTAAAACTCCTCCTACTGCTACTTATAATCGTAATCTTCCTACTATAGAAGCTAGTATTCCTACTACTTTACCTGTTTCTACTAGTGTTCCTGTTAAACAATCTAGTCAATCTGATGGTAAAGGTCAAGGTAAATTTAAAAATCTTACTACTGCTGATTGGATTGGACTAGGTAGTAATGTAGCTGGTAGTTTAGCTAGTTATTTTGCTAGTAGAAGAGCTATTAATAAAATGAGAGGTCCGGGACAGCCTACTCTTATTAGTGCTAATAAACTTAAAACTAAATATAATATTAATCCTCAACTTGATAGAATTAGAGAAGATAAATTTGAAGCTTATCGTGATATTGATTCTAATACTGCTAGTAGTCGTGTAGGTTTAGCTCGTAAACAAAGAGTTCGTAATGCTGCTGGTCAAGCTGTTAATCAACTTTATGGTGAAAAAGAAAATATTGAAACTAATCTTATTAATCAAGATAGACGTAATCAACAAAGTGTTCGTCAATTTAATGCTCAACAATATAATCAATATATAGATAGAAAAACAGCATTTGATAATGGTATTAGAGAAGCTAAACTTACTAATGTAAATAATTTATTTACTGGAATTAATGCTGGTATTCAAGATATGATTAGTAGATATGAAAATCGTAAAGCTTTAAATAATACTATTGGTGCTATGAGAGCATCTGCTCCTAATGTTGATGATAGAATAATGAGAGATGCTGGAGTTGATTATGATGAATTTGTAATTCGTAAACGTAGAAAACTTGGAGGAAAATAACTATGCCTATAAACTTTTATACTCCTACTTTTAGACAACAAGTTAATCCTATTGACTTAAATGTCTTAGCTAGAACTTATAATACTCTTGAACAAGGTCATCAACAAGCTATTCAAACTAAATCTCAAATTGATGCTCAACTTGCTCAATTAGATTTAAATGAAGCTGAAGATGCTTGGCGTCAAGAACAACTTAATAAAGTTCGTAATGCTCTTACCGAAAATATGCAATATGGTAATGCTTATTCTAGTCTTGATAATATAGTTGGAACTTATGGAGATATAACTTCAAGTCCGGGAATGATTGGTCGTTTACGTGCTCAACAAGATTATAAAGCTTATATGGATAATCTTGATAAACGTACTGATTTATCCGAAGATTATAAAAATTATTATCGTGCTGTTAATAAATATAACTATCAAGATATAACTGATAAGAATGGTAATGTTGTTGGTGGAACTAAATGGACTCCTACAGATAGAGAAGTTTCTGAAGTTCCTATGAATCAAATACTCAATCAAGCATTACAATGGGCTGCTAAAGAACAAGGTGGTGGTAGTCAAACTAGATGGCTTGATGCTAGTGGTAAAGTTACTGATGATATTACTAAATCAGTTACAGGAGAAATTTATTCTCATAGTAAAGGTCAATGGCAAAGATTAAGTAAAGCTAAACTTGCTGAAGCTGTTAAAGCTGTTATAGAAAATACTCCTGGTGCTAAAGCTAGTCTTGACCAAGATTATAAGATTGCTAAATGGAAGTATGACCAAAATGGAAGTAATCCTGATATAACAGATAAAAATGGTATTCTTCTTACTCCTGAACAATATCTTGCTAAACGTATTGACCCTTTCTATAATGCTGCTACTTTTTATAATCAAACTAGTGATACTACATATGGTGCTGCATGGAAAGCTCAATTAACATTAGCTCAGAAAACTGCTGCTAATAATACTCAAAGAAAACAAGCTATTGATAATTTAACTTATAAAGGTACTCCTGTTCGTATTGATAATTTTATGCCTGCACAAGCTCAAGCTGAAATTACTACTAATAGACAATCAATAGCTGGACTTCTTACTAAATATAATCCTGATATTAATATTGATTTAAGTACTGCTGATACAGATGTTATTAGAAATAGTATTATGAGTAATATTAGCAATCCTACTGATAGAGCATATGCGCTTAGTTATCTTAATGATATTATTGATAATCAAGAATATATTAATAATCTTAAAGTTGGTAAATCTCAAGATAATATTGATGGATTTGATACTTATAATTCTATTATTAGTTTGAGTGACTTACCTTCTAATAAATATTCTGACACATATAGTAAATATGTTAATCAGATATTTGGAGATAGTTCTGCTATTAGACAATACTTTAATAATGATGATGTATATAATTCATTTATTAGCGCTTTAGGTGGAGAGAAAAAAGCTGCTAGTCTTGGAGTAAGATTTGGTTCTGATGGTAATGGTTATAGATATGCTGAATTACCTAAAGATTATCATAAATCTATTTATAGTTTTGGTAAAGCTGTTAAAGAAGCTGAAGATACTAGAAATCCTTTAAATGCTTTTCTTAATTCTGCTAAAACTAGATTCTTTGGATATGGTGATAAATTTGTTAGAGTTGATTCTAATGGTGAAGAACATCATGCTGGATTACCAACAGGCAATAAAGAACCTTATATTGGTTTAATTGATTATGTTGATTCTCTTAAATCTAAAAATGATGCTGTTCTTGATGGTGGTCAAATAACTTCTTCTACTATTGGTATTAGTGCTTTAACTCCTGAATTAGCTGAAATTAATTTTATGATGAATGCTAATCCAGAAGAAGCTAGTAAACTTTCTGCTTATAAAAAGAATAAAGAAGAACAAGCTATGATGGCTATACGTAGTGGTATAGATTTAACTCAAGGTGAAGCCTATATTACTAGTGAGAATGGAGTATTTGAAAATATGACTTCTGAAGATAGAAAAGCTTATACTGCATATCTTAGAAGTGCTAAAGAAAACGAAATTACTCCTACTATTGTTCGTGACCCAAAAACAGGAGATGTTGGAGTTCAAATTAATATTGCAGGTTACTATGATACAGAAGGTAAACTTAAAAGAGAACCTATTACTTTACTTGTAGGTAGTGGTGCTATTGATAGTTCTATTATTCAATCTTGGAATCAAGATACTAGTTGGAGAGCTGCCGGTAAAGTAGAAAATTATTATAATGCTAATAGACCTATTTCTCTTACTAATAATGCTGCATTTACTGGAATTGATAAATTTAAATTAGTACCAAATGGTGAAGGTTTTAATTTAATTAATTCTACTAATAATCAAACTATTGGTTTAGTAAGTAAAGAAAATGCTGTTGATATTGTAGATAATTTATCTCAATGGGAACAAACTGTAACTGCTGTTAAAGCTGGTATGACAGTAGATGAAAATGCTGTTAAAGCTATTCAACAAAATGTTGCTACTAAACTTGCTCAACTTAGTGGCAGTTCAGACCCTTATGTTATTCAATATTACTATGATGAATTAACTAATAATCTATATTAATATGGATGTATTAAAGTTTCTACAAGGTGGTAATCAAACACCTAATCCTAAATATAATCCTAAAACTAAAAAGGGGGCTATACAGCCTCCTACTTTAGTTGATTACAACCCCGGCACTTCTATTAGTGACCGGGGTCGTGGTCATTTATTTAGTCGTATTGCTGGGCAATCATATAATCTTAATCAATATGATATAGATAAATATGCTCCTTATAATGTTTATGTTAATCCTGTTGATGACCCAGAAAAACTTAATAAAGAACGTGCTGTTAATCAAAGTAATTGGGAACAAGGATTAAGAATGATTGGGCAAATTGGTAATGAGATTACTGTTGGTACAGCTATTGGTTTTGCAGATTTAGCTGATGCTTTCTATAATATGGTTAGTAATAGTCCTAATGATTATCAATCTGAAATAAGTTCTGAACTTGAATCTTTAAAAGAATCTATTAATGAGCGTTTAGCTATATATAGAGAAAATCCTAATGCTGCTTTTGATATTGGAGATTTTGCTTGGTGGGCTAGCAATGCTCCTAGTATAGCTAGTTCTTTAACTCTTATGGTTCCTAGTACTGGTCTTGCTAAAGGTGTTTCTTTATTAGGTAAAGGTATAAAGTTTAATAAATTAGCTAATAAAATGGCTAATGCTATTAATATGACTCAAAAGAGTAGAGCCATTACTGGTAGAATAGCAGAAGCTACTGCTATTGGAGTTCCTTCTCGTTATCTTGAAAATTATCAAGAAGCTAGACAAACTTATAATGATATTGAAGATTATTCTAAAACTCAACTTGCTAATATGAATGATAAACAAAGAGAAGAGTTTTATAATAATAATCCTAAATATAAAGATATGTCTGATGAAGAAGTAGCTAAAGATATTGCTAAAAATAGTGCTGATATTACTTTTGCTGAAGATTGGGCTAATGTTCTTTTTGACGTATGGCAAGTTTATAGTTTAAAGAACTTATGGAAAAATGCTTTAAGTGGTAATACAACTAGTTCTAGACTTAGAAATTTAAATACTGCATTTAATAGTAATATTGATGATGCCGCTGCAATTACTAATGCTTTAAGTAATAAAACTACTAAACAAGCTATTACTAGCACATTAAAAGATGTAGGTGATGATATTCTTCATGGTGTTAGAGCCGAATGGACAGAAGGAGTTGAAGAAGCTATTAATTATATAGCTAGTCAAGATGGTTTATATAATGGTAAAAAAGTATTTGATAAAGATATTCCTCAACAAACTATTAAAGATTATCTTCAAGACCCAATGTTGTGGGAACAAGCATTTTGGGGTGCTCTTGGTGGTGTTACTTTTAGTAGTGTTATGAATAAAGCTGGAGAGTTTATTAATAAACGTCTTGATAAAGATTGGACTTCTGCTGAAAAACAAAGAGAAAATGAAATTCTTGGTCGTACTGCTACTTTTCAAGCATATCAAGAAAGACTTAATAGTATTGCTAATGGTAAAAATCCATTTATAACTATTACTGATGAAAATGGTCAACAGGTTAATCCAGATATTATTACTGGTACTGAAGAAGAACTTCGTAGTATAGCTGAAAAAGAATATATGGATAATATTATTATTAATTCTATGAACGCTGGTAATTTAGGACTTCTTGAAAGTTCTATTAATAGTAAAGAATTTAATGATAGTATTACTAATAAACTTGGATTACAACAACAAGATAGTAATGAACTTATTAATAGATTTAAAACTGAAATTAATAATCTTAAAAATGAATATAATACTACTTTAAATAAAGTTAATAGACTTGGTGGCGGATTTGAAGTTGGTCGTATTATAGCTACCCAAATGGTTCATGCTCGTAATCGCCAAGAAAATTATAATAATCTTCTTAATTGGGCTAATGATGTTTTAAATCAAGATATTACAAATAATCATATAGAAGATACTGACATACAATCTGCTAAAAATGGTATTTATCAACATATACTTGATAGTATTCAAAGAGATATAAAAACTATTCAAGATAATGCAGCTATTAATAATAATGTTAAACAAGAACGTATTTCTCAGTTAAATGAACGTCTAGATGCTATTAATAAACTTTATACTCCTATTGATATTGAAAATAAAAATGATATTCAATCAGCTATTCAACTTCAAAAACAATATAATGAAGTATTTAAAGATTTAGCAGAAGTTGTTAATGCTGAGATTAATGTTGAGGTTAATAAAAATCAACTTAATTTATCTGATGATAATATTAAATCTCGTATAACTTATCTTAATAACTTCTTTGATAATAGTCGTAAAAAGATTGTTAATAAAGCTATGGACGATTTACGTAATGCTTATAAACAATATGGAAAAGATTATGTTAATTCTGTTATTAAAGATGCTAATAATGGTAATAAACCTAATATAGATAAAGTTATTAGAAATGCTTATGCTGCACTTGATTTAAGTTCTAAAGGTAATGAACATCTTAAAACTACATTAGAACAATTAGCTGAAATTGCAGAAATTGAAAATGATGTTAATAATACTCCTAAAGAAGAAGTTGCTCCTGTTAATCCTGATGTTAATGAAGTTAATGAAACTGATGTAGATGATACTAACTCATTTCCATCCTCCACGGGGAGTATAGCGGAGCGAAGCGAAGCGGTTCCTAGTGAGCCTACTAATACTGAACAACCTCAATCTCAAACTGAACAACCAGTTTCTCAAGAACCTATTAGCACTCCTAAACCTGAAGTTAATAATACTCTTCCAGATGATGATTTCGAACGTGGTCAAATAGGTACTGATTTGGTTTATGAAAGTATAGCTGATTTAGAAGATTCTTTAGGACATGAATCAACTAGTAGTGATTTACTTAATGCTAGACAGTCTTTTATTGATAAACTTAATCAAGCTGGATTTGAACAAACGGAAGCTACTGACATAGTTAATAATATTATTGACGGTCTTACAGGAGGTAGTTTATATAGTTCTGTTCAAGATGATAGTACTAGACGTTTATTACTTAATGCTACTTATGCCACTGTTACAGGTAATGAACGTAATATAGAAGCTATTATGGATGATTTTGCTAATAGTGTTGATAGTGAAGGTAATACTAGAGGTAAAATTGTTAATGGTAAAGTATATCTTAGTATTGGTCAATTAGTTGAATATATAGATAGTATTACAGGTAATAAAATTATTAAAAATTACTTGTTTAATCAAATAAAAAACTATCTTTACGCCAGTACTAATAATCAAGGTAAATATCGTGCTACTGACGAATCAACTATTAAAAAACTTAATGCTAGACAATTTGTTCAATATGTTGATGGTATTGCTAAAGAACGTCTTGAAAGACTTCAAGTTGAACATACTAATAATGTTAATCTTAAGTATATAGTAGAGAATGAAAATGTTAAAGCATTTACTAGTATTAAACAAGGTGATTATTTAGAAGCTATATATAATGTTAAACTTAAACGTATTGATATATTTGCTAATGATACAATTATTGGTTATATAGGAGTTCCAAATATTGATAAGTTTGGTAACTATGATATGATTAATCAAGGTTGGAAATATAATATTCATGCTGAAAATGGTCAAGTTGTTTCTCCGCTTAAAGATGCTTTAATTAGTATTCTTGATGGCGATAGATTTGACGAAGAATTTATTGGTCATTTATATGAACTTGCTGTTAAAGAAGAAGTTACACAAGAAGAACTTGTTAATCTATTTAAAGAATTTGAAACTAAATATCCTGATATAGTTAGAGATTTTACTACTCCTGTTGCAAGTTTTGATTTAGCTGGACATCTTGTTAATCTTACTAAATATATATTTAATCAACCTTATGAAAATAGTCATGAAGCTAGTATTAATCGTTGGTTTAATAATCTTCTTAATAGTTATGATCAAGCTATTACAATAGTTAAAGGTGATTTTAAAGGTAAAGTTAAAGCTGTTAACGTTAAATATGGAGTTCTTAATACTATTGATGATACTAATGGCGAATGGAATGATGTACAAGAAACAGTAGTTAATTATAATGAAAATACTAACAAACTTGGTGTAGTTGTACAAGGTCAAGTATATCTTAATGGAGAAAGTAAACCTACTATTATTGAAAATCTTACTACTAATGGTATGCCCGTTATTAGTATTCCAAATAGTGATGGTACTTCTCTATATGCTTTTTGTAAACAAGTTCCATTAAATAGTAATCTTCTTAAAGGAGATGCTAAAAATATAGTTAATTCTATTAAGAATGAAGTTAATAATCTTTGTAGAGATTATATTAGTGGAAAAATAAGTTTTGGTGAACTTAAACAAAGTCTTGGAGATATATTTGGAAATAATAAACTTATTAACGGAGATAGAAATACTGGACTTCAAATTAGTATTAATCCTACTAATATAGGCTTTTATGTTAAAGGTGCACATTTTAATGGTAAAGATTATGCTTTTACTATTAATTCTGATGCTGGTAATTATAAACGTAATATTATTATTAATTCTCCTTATGTTGTTAATAGTGCTTTTAAAATAGGTAAAAGTTATGGTATTAATGCTAATACTATTGATGAATTAGATAATGCTCTTCGTCCTGTTATTGATGAAATGTTTAACTATGCTCAATTTGCTATTAGTAAAAATTTTATTAATGATAGTACAAAAACTAATGATAAAACTAATAAATATATTTATCGTGAAAATGGTAAAACTATTATAAATATTGATGGTAAAACTTATAGTTATAATAGTTATCAAGATTTTATTATTAGTAATGGCTTAGTTAGAACTAAATTAGCTAATACTAATACAGATGAAACTGCTGGTAATTGGCAAATAGATATTCATTCTAAACTCGATATTACTTATGAACTTGAGGGTAGACCCCCCGTGGAGGATGGAGTTATACCTGAACAGCTATCTGAGTTCATGCTAGATGATACAGTTAATGCTATCAATATTAATTCTTTTGAATCTGCTTTAACTGCTAATAATCTTACTAGAGGTCTTAAAAAATACTTTGCTAATGACCAAACTGCTATTGATTATATTAACGCTCTTCAAAAGATTAGTATATTACCTAAAAATATTCAAGTTGTAGATAGTATTACTGATAATAATGGTAATCAAGTTAATGCTGTTTATCATCGTAGTACTGATACTATTGAACTTAATAGTTCTGCTATTGCAGGTCAAAGAGTTTATAGAGTTGTTAATATTATAGTTCATGAAAGTTTACATAGACAACTTTATACTAAATATAATACTGAACAAGCAATTGCTTTAGTTAAACCTATTTATGATAAGTTTAAGACTTGGCTTGATACTCAAGACGATTCTACTAAAGAAAGACTTAAACCATATCTGTTTGAAAGTTTTGATACTGCCGAAGCTCTAGAAGAATTTCTTGTTGAAAGTATTACTAGTAATGCTCTTATGAGTACTCTTAATGAAATAAAAGATGATAATAGAAAAACTAGTAAACGTAAGACTTTATTTAGTAGACTTCTTGAAGTTATTGCTGATATGTTAGGTATTAAGATTAATGAAGATAGTTTATTAGCTGCTGCTAGAGATGCTTATAAAGCTATTAAAAAAATACCTAAAGAAAGTAATCAAGAGGCTATTCAAGGAACTTTTCAGTTTGAAGAAGAAACTGCTAGTACAGAACAAACTGAAAATCCTAATGAAGATAACAGTCAAGATTATAATTATAATAATGATAATCTTAATGATGGACTTGATATGTTTAGTAGTGTTGATGATGATATAGTGCTGAATATGGCTGAATTAACTAGCCGTTTACCAATAGACCAACAGCCCGAATTTGCCACTTTGCTTGACACAGGGCGCATCAGTTTTAGCTGTATGTAGAATTAATCGAGTAAAGATAAAAGTCACTTAAAACGAAAGAAAACAGCCTCTATGACGATGTAATAAAATTTTACTTTACATTAGTCATAGAGGCATTACTATTAATGAATTTAAACTTAAATATAAACTTATGAGTTGTGGAAATATTAAACTTGTAGGATATAATAATCTTAATAACATTATTATTAAAGAACATGGTTCTAATAATGCTGATTATTATAGTCTTATAGCTATGGTTGAAGACCCAATCTTTAAAAAGATTGTAGCTGATAAAGGTATTAATGTTAAAACTTCTGGAAGACAAGCTTATAATGCTCTTCTTGAAGCTAGAGCTATTAAACTTCGTAATATGGATGATATAGCTTCTGTTGCTGAAAAAGAAGAACGTGGTTTGTTTAGTACAATTAAAGCTAGAGATACAGCTATTACTTATATGGCTGATATTATGAATAAACTTAGTTTTAATTTTTTATATAATGGCGCTCCATTAAATTTTAATGAAATTAAAAAACGTACTAATGAAACTGTTATTAATGCTGGACTTAAACGTGCTAAGAAATTAGCTGGAAATGATGAAACTAGAAATAATGAACTTAATAGTTTTATTAATAATCCAAACCCTGCTATTAAAATTAACGGTCTTGGTGCATTTCTTCGTAAATATGGTGATGCTCAAGATTTTAATTATGGTGCATTACTACGTTCATTAACTAATACTGAATTTAATGAAGCTCTTTTTAATAATAAAAATGTAGCTAAACTTATTAAACGAGATGAATTATATCAAACTACTGATTATGAAGAATTAGGCGGTTATCTTGATGAAACTTCTACTGAAGGTGATGAAAATAGTATAGATGATGGTATTGATTTAATGACTCAACTTTGGAATTTAAGTATTGGTGAAGTTAAAGATTTTAATAAACACGTAGAAGAAATTATTAAATATCATCTTGCAAGTTTACCTAAACTTACTGCTGCTTCTCAACTTGATAATGGAAGTTATCCTTTTGATACTAATAATGAATTAGGAGTTGTTACTTTTTCTGATGCTAATTACTTATCTAAAATATTATATGCTAGTGCTGATACTAGTAATGTAGATAATTTTATAGCTAGTCTTAAACGTATATCTGAAACTATTCCAAATTGTGAATGTTTAATTCAATTACATGATTTACTTAGCAAAAATAAAGTATTTGCTAATAAGTATATGATGGTGTTTAATAAACCTATTATATCTAAAATTGAAACTTATATTCAAACTGATTCTAATGGTAATAGTTATGTTCGTGCTCGTGTAACTAATCCTAATACTGATTCTCGTACTATTTTACAGAATACTTTTTATAATAATGTTAAGAATAATATTATTACTAATCGTGTTCCTACTGCTCGTGAAAAGTTTCGTATATATGATAGATATAAAAATACTCCTCATGCTAATCTTTATTTATATGATGCTTTTAAAGAAATATTTCCAGATATTAATCAAGCTAGTTTTAATTTAGCTATTGCTAAGATTGGTCGTGTAGCTATGGCTAATAATCTTATCAATTTTGCTAATGTTATTAATCGTACAGTTGAAAACTATAATAAATATGTAGAAGCACTTAAAAAGGATAAAGGAACTAAAATGCCTGATAGTTTTATTAATAGAGGTGATACTTCTATTATATATCAAATGGCTGATGTTTTTAAAGATATTATTTATATTCCTGTTGAACTTAATTCTCGTAATCCTGAAGGTAATTTAAGTTCTGATGTTATTAATAGAAGTTTTATTACTAATATTGCTAAAATTATTAATGATGATAAATCTACTGTTGAAGAGCAAAACGCTATGGTTGAAGCTTATGCTAAACAAAAGTTTGCTAGTCATCAATATGATTATAGTAATTTACTTCTTGAACATAGAGATAAAAATGGTAATATAATTAATTATGGATTATTTAGACGAGTTGGTAATGGAACTCCTAAACTTACTGAATACGCTCGTAGTATATTTAAGACTTCTCTTCTTAATGGTATTAGTGAATTAGATAATAATAATAATGACTTATATCGTAGTATGAGTGATGGTGATTATTTAATTACTGCTATGGGATTATTTATGACTGATATTAATAATTCTGAAACTCCTACTGCTAATTATTTACTTCCCATACCTAGTGATGCTCCTAAAAACTTTACTATTACTGCTCCTAGATATAGTCTTGCTGGATTACGTAGTCAACTAGAAGATGGAACTAAAATTATAAATAGAGAACATCCATTATTTAAACAATATTATAATATAGCTATTCAAGAACTTACTAATATGGCTCAAGCTGTTAATGTAATGTTTAAAACTAATGCTAATGGTAATCCTATTTTAACTAATGGAGATTTTGAATTTAGTGATACTTATAATAATAAACCTGAACATTTTTATAATCAATACCATAAAGATGGAAAAGGTAATGTATTTACTACTAAAGATGGTCATAAAGTATTAGCTGGAAGAGTATTTAAGTTTAAACGTCTAGTTAGTAAAACTACTCCTAATAGTAATGGAGCATTTAATGAACTAATTGGGTATAGTAAGACTATTGACATCCTCTACGGGGGGTCTACACGTGGACTTAGCTATGTTAATAATCAAGTAGTTCTTAATGCAGAACAACGTATTGCTCTTGAAAATGCTGTTTCTAATTGGCTTAATGAATATATTACTAATGGCTATAAAGAACTTAAAAATAAATATGGTACGTTTATTAATAATAGAATTAATAATGAATCTTTAGCTGAGTTTCTTGTTAATGATTATCTTGTTAGAGATAGTATGTATGATATGTATGGTGGTGACCAAAGTTTTTATAAAAATGGTCAAGCTATACTAAAACGTATTAAAGAAGTTCAAGCTAGTGGCAATCCCTTTGGTAATACTGATTTTACTAAAAACGATTTAGATACTCCTACTAATTTATATGATATAACTTTAAAAGGTAATGCTATTACAGTTCCTTATAATGATAATGGTATTATTAAACGTAAAAAAGTAATTCAACAAGATAAATTTAGAGGTGTTACTATATATAATACTTTTAAACCTTCTGATAAAGTTGTTATTGATAGACTTAATAAACAACTTAAAGATGCTGGATTAAGTAAAAAAGATAGAGAAAGAATATTATCTCCATTTAAAGCTGGTGTTAATGCTAACGATGCACAATCTTATATTACTCTTGAAGAATGGATTCGTCGTATTGCAGCTGCTGGAGAATTAGATAAATATGCTGGACTTATACAAAGTCTTACAGACGATACTCCAATTGATAAAATTGATTGGAGTAAATTTGCTAATAAAGTTCAAATTCAAAAGAATTTCTATTATGATTTATATTATGATACTACTGTTGGTATTGAAGTTCCTAGACAGGTAAAAAACGCTGAGTTTGTTCTTATTCCTAAACTTATTAAAGGTACAGAACTTGAAAAAGTTTATGATATAATGACTAAAAGAGATATTCATCAACTTAATACTGTTGAAACTGTTAAAGTTGCACAACATAATAGAATGACTCTTTGGAATAATGATGGTGTTCTAACTGATGAAGCTCTTAAAGAATTTGATAATAATGTATTTGATAATTCTGAATTATTTAGTTATAATTATCTTTATAGACAACAAGAAGTTCCTCAACATATGGTTGATGCTAGTAATAAAGCTGCTATTCAGATTATGAAGAAAATGCTTGATAATCTTCCTAATCGAACTGAACTTAATGAACTTAAAGATAAAGTATTTAATAATTATGTAGCTAATATTAGAAATAGTTTTGAAAAAACTTGTGCTGAACTTGGTATTGGATTAGATGATAATGGCCATATTGATTTAAATTCTAATGGTACTATTAAAAATCTTAATCGTTTTGTATTTTTTGATAGATTTAAAGAAAATGCTCAACAACAAGGAGTTGAAAAAGCTCTTCTTGAGTTTTTCGATTTAGATAGTGCTGGATTTAATAATCTTCCTTTATTTTTGTCTAATATTAATAGTAAACTTGAAAGTATTGCTAATAGTTATTTTAATACTAATATTACTAGGCAACTTATTAGTGGTTGGCATGCTGCTCAGTTATCTGATTTTGGTTTTAAAGTTGATAAACAAACTCAAACAGATAGTAAACTTCAATATAAAAAGATTGGAGAAGTTGATGGCACTCCTGTTTATTATACTGAAATTAAACTTCCTAGATGGAGTAGTAAACTTAAAGGATTAAATATTGAACAAGTTCCTGATAGCTTACGTACTATGATTGGTTATCGTATTCCTACTGAAGGTAAACAATCTATATGTATTATGTATGTTAAAGAGTTTCTTCCAGATGCTTATGGTAGTACTGTTGTTGTTCCTGATGAATGGGTTACTCAAACTGGTTCTGACTTTGACGTTGATAGTGTTTATGGTATGTCTAAAACATTTAATCTTGTTAAAGGTGTTCCAACTGAAATTACTCATGCTAGATATACTAAAGATGAAGTAGGATATATTAATTATGTTAAAGATAATGTAGATAAAGCTAGTCGTAAAATTCTTGGTAAAACTTATAATAAACAAGGTAATATTAGAGCTTCTTTAAAAAATAGCGAAGATGCTATTAATGCTACTCTTGAAGGTTATAATGGCAATCTTAAAGTTGTTGAAAAAATTGCTAATGATGGTGGGCTTAAGTCTTACGAATCATACTTAAAACTCCCCGTGGAGGATACAAGTAGTCAAGCTGCTAGAACTAATGCTATTATTCAATCATTTATTGATATACTTAATAATCCTGCTGCATTTGAAGAAAATACTACTACTTCTAACTTTGAAAATGTCAAAGAAGCTAATGAAACTTATGCAGAAATAGTTGGTGCTAATAAAACAACTGTTGCTCCTAGTGATTTCTTTACTCAACTTGATTGGTTTGATGCTGCTACTTCTGGTATTAAACTTAAAGGTATCAGTGTTAATCGAGATACTTTTATGAGTATTGGAAATGTTACTAAAGCTAACCATAGCGAAGGTATTAAAGTTATGTACACTACTGATGTGATTAGTGAGCAAGAAGCTGTTAATAGATATGGTAAAGAAAATGTTGAAACTATTGGTAATAAACATATTCGTATTACTCATAAAAATTTTGGTTGGTCTGGAGATGATAAGAATGTTGATGGCTATTTGATTAATCCTTATAGTTCTCAGACTACTGCTCATATTCTTGATGTTATGAAAGAGGGAGCTATACATAATGAAAATACTTATACGTTTAATGCTTTTAAAACTATTGTTGATTTTGGAAGTAATTATGATACTGCTATTGGATTTATGTGGCAACCTGCTATTGATATACTAGTTCGTAAATGGAAAGAAACCAATAGTGTTCTTGCGGAAGGTACTAAAAATCCGCTTACTGAAGCTATTAGAGAAGTTGCTCATAATCTTGGTTTTGGTGAAAAAGTTAATTTTGCTGGACGTAAAAAGCTAATTGAAACTATTGATAAAAGTTATGGTGAAACTTTCAAGAAATTATTCAATTTAAGCGTTTCTGACGCATTTTCATCACCTGACCTTATATTTTCATCAGACGCATATAAATCTCGTCTTAGAGGGGAAATGAATGGCGTTCAGCAGGCTTTATTTGACCTTTATGTTCTAGCACAATTCAATCGGCTAAACTCAATCGGACAGGATATAAGTAATAATCTTAATATTCTTAGTGCTGATAAATATGGTGCTAAACAAAGTTTTTATGCTAGTGATAAAGTATTTAGAGATGCTAGAACTGTTATTGAAAATAGTAATATTTATGCTCCATCCTCTACGGGGGGTCAAACCTTGCTGTTAGAGAGTGTATTTCCTGATATTAGTGGTGGTATAGATGCGTTTATTAAATCAGATATATCTAAAAGTAGTTATCCTAGTTTAGCTGCATTTTTACAAATGAGTACTGCTCTTAGTGTTAAAGCTACTCAACAAGTATTTGAAACTGCTAATCCTGTATTTATTGATTATGTATATAGAATAGCTGAATGGACTAAAGGTGGAATAATGACTGAAAAGTTATATAATGACTATAAAGATTATCTTATTAATAAACTAGAAGTAGGTAATAATGGTAGTTCTTATCTTAATTTACCTGTTACTGTTGTTAATGGAGATTTTGTTCATCCTAAATATATTAAAGAATATGGTACTGGACAATCTAGAGCTTTAGAAGTTGGTAGAGTTAGTGGTACATTAGTTAATATTAAAACTGATGATGTTGTAGTTAAAAATATATTTGAGCCTACACAAACTGAAATTGATGTATTTGCTAGACTTACTCCTGCTCAGAAAGTTGATTGGATTAAACGTAATTTTAGTCAAGATGGTAGTGTATTTGAACATATTGAAATAGTTGCTAATGATGAAAGAAATAATCGTCGTAATGTAAATATTCAATATATTAATTACATACAAGGTGATATTACTAATGATGAAGCCCATAGATTGTTTGATAGAGCTTGGAATCATCCTAATCCTCTTATTAAACTTACAGCTCTTGATTTAGTTAAATATGCTTTTATTGTTGAAAGTCATAAGTTTAGAACTAGAAATATTAGTAGACTTATAAGTAATACTCCCCTTAGAGGATTGAGTGAGGGCGGAATAGCTATTGGAAATATAGCTATGAAAGGTATTAATAGTTATGGTTTTGTTGATAAAGATAATGTTGAAGATATAATTGGTTTTATTCGTAAGAATTATAATAGTTTTAATTGTCCTAGTTATACATTTAAAAGACTTACTAATAATAAAATTAATTATAGTCTAAAAAGAAGTGGTATTATTACTTTTAATGGTCAAGAAAATCTTGATAATGTAGGAATAATAAGAAATGGAGATGCTATTAATGTTATTAGAATTAATAGAAATTTATATATTAAAGGAACTTATGATGGAACTTTAGCTTATTATCCTATTGATAGACTTGAATCATTTGAAACTTATAATAGTATTGAACCAAGTATTATAGCTAATAATAATATTCATAAACCATTAGCTGTTCTTCTTTATAAAGGTCTTACTCAACAAGAAAAACAAGATAAATTTATTGATGGTATTAAAGATAATATTAATGAAGCTGTAAATAAAGGTTATAAAGAAGTTCCTGAACTATATGGTAAATATATTTCTGATGAGTATTTTCAACCTTTTATGAATACTCCTTTTGAAAATAATACTATATATACTATTAATGATAAACTTTATCTTAATATTAATGGTACTACTGCTGTTAATATGAATAATGATTTAAAACAATATAAAACTAAGTATCCTAATATTGAAGATAACAAACTTGGTTTATTTATTGAAATTAATCAAAATGAAATAGATAGAGTTGTAAATGGAAGTGATAGATATAGTAGTGTTGATGACCAGACTCCTATTGGTAGATTTGCTAAAAATGCTAGTTTAGTTATTTCTCGTGCTGTTCGTCATGGTCAACCTGCTGCTCAAAATGTACTAAATGCTCTTAATAATGCTGAAATTAATTATCTAGATAGTAGTAGTCTTTCTGATAATTCTGAATTTTCATTATCAGTTATTGCTAATTATATAGATGTTGAAGCTAATAATATTCTTAACGATATTAATCGTTTTATTAAAATTGATGGTATCGATAAACCTATTAACGATAAAGATGTTATTGGTAAAGTTCTTAAAGATGAACAACTTCAAAATCGTTTCTTAGATGTTATTCTTAGTGCTAATACATTTAAGAATAAATACAAACTTATTAGCGAAATTGATATTGATAGTACAAATCTTGATGATAAAACTAAAGAGAATATTAGAAAGATTCAGAAACTAGTTAATCAAGTTGATTCTAATACTACTGTGCATTCTGCTAGAAAAGATTGGTTTGAAAGATGGATTCAATTACGCACTACTAATCCTAATTATATAAGTGGTCTTATGAAAGAATTTGATGCTTATGGAGATACTGGATTTATGGACTATTGGATACAAGATATTCGTGCTAATCGTAACTTTGTATTGCAGAATATACTTAAAGATGTAATGGGCACTGTTGAAGAAGGTCGTCTTAATGGTATTAAAGAAGCTAATGACTTTAGAAATTATCTTAAAGAACTTAAATCTAGAGCTGCTAAAGATGGTAAATCTGTTAGTCTTGATAGTATTATTGATGATGATGGTAGATTAATTCAACCTAATAATCCTATTTGGGAAGAAAAGATAAAGAAATATAGAGATGCTGCTATTGAAGCTGAACAAAAATTTGGTATAAATAGTGTTGAACATCTTATTGCTTTATCTAATAAAGCTAAATTTATTGATATGACTACTATTCATCAGCTTAAACCAATTACAGTTCAAGATGAAGATGGTAATAATGTTACTATTGAATATTCTACTTATATTATAAATCTTGAAAGAAGTCTTCTTGGTCTTAAAAAAGGAGATGATGGTATTCCTAAAGAATTTGCTGAATATAAAAGACTTAATGGTAGAATACGAGATATTTTAAGTCAAGCTACAGATAATGTTACTACGCAAAGTCAAGATGAAGAACTTGGACGTATATACGCTCAAATGGATAGTCTTACTAGTCTTTATGATGAAGATGGTAATAAAAAAATTGGTCATGATTTAAATGTAGCTGAAAGACTTCGTGCTTATCAAACTAATATTCGTAAAATTAAAGAAATGTTCTATGATAAGCAAGCTAAAGAAGGATTTGATTCTAAACTTAAAGAACAACTTTCTATTATTAGTAAATATGAAAGTCAACGTGATGCTAATGGCAATCTTCTTATTAGTATGGAAGAACTTATGAAAGTTCCTGAATATCGTGAAGCTAAAGAATGGATTCGTAAGAATACTAGATATATTCTTGATATTAAAGATATAGAAGATTTAAATTGGGCGTTTGAAGAACTTAAAGATGCTAATAAAGGTAATAGTGTTCTTAATCTTGCTATTAAAGAATTTCAAGCTAAAGATGAATTTAACGCAGTTGATGGACGTAAAATACCTGAAGAACGTGCCGCTCTTATAAAAGCTGAAACAGTTAGAAAATATAAATATACTAAAGGTAATGGTATGCCTTATGTTGGTATTATTCGTTCTGCTGAAGATGAATTAAGAATTTATCGTGCTGATTTCTATAATTATCTTACAGGTAATAAATCTAAGAGCGAAGAAGAAATTAATGTAGGAGAAGCTATTAATAAAATACTTGAAAAATATTTTGATAATGCTACTAGAACTCTTAATACTGCCGATATTAGTCAAGAAGATTTAGAACAACTCAAGACTGGTTTTGAAGTATTTAATGAAATTACTAGAGGAGAAAAGAGTACTGATAAAGCTAAAGCAAAACGTGTTGCTGAATTTATTGAAAGTGAATGTGATGTTACTTATAATTGGAAACAATATGAACTTGATAAAAATAGAGCTTTTGCTAAAGGTAAAAAATATTATGATAAATGGCTAGAAGTATTTAGTGAACAAATTGAAGAAAATGAAACTATTGCAGAAAGACCGAATCGAACTATTTATGGTATTATTAAACCTAAAGATTTAGATAAATGGACTGATATTGATAGAACTGCTGCAATTAATATTCTTCAAAAGAGAACTAGAGAAACTACTACTCAATATTACTATATAAAAGAAAGAGAAGTTCTTGACAAATATGGTATTGATAGTGTTGAATATAAACAATGGTATAGAGATAATCATTATTTTGACCCATATACTCGTACTATTAAACCTATTCGTATTTGGACTACTATGCAAATGATTAAAGATGATGGTTCAGCTGTTGTTGGTAATTATGAACCACGTATTAATCAAATGCATATTACTCCTAAAGAAGAACTTGTTAATCCAGAATATAGTAGTTTTGTTAATAAGTACAAAGTAGGAACAGGATATGATAATCCTAATTATACTAATCTTAATGAATATCAACTTGAACTTATGAATAAAGTAAATGAACTTATGAAAAAGTATTGTTTTACTAATAGTAATAAGCGATATGTTGATATGGGTTATCTTCCAGCTTTGCCTAAATCTAAAGATATGACTGTTAAAGATTACTTTGAACAAGCTCTTAGTTTTCTTGGTTGGACAGCCAATGTTCCTAATAATACTAGTTGGAGAAATAATGAAGATTTAACTTTTGATAAAGATTATGATATTCCTAATCCTAGATTAATTCAATTAGTTAATAAAGATACTCAACAGTTGCCTACTATACCTAAATTTAAAGAACTTAATGAAAGTAATGAAGAATTTAGTAAACGTAAAGCTGCTGCTATTAAAGCTAGAGATGAGATTATTGAAAAGAATAATAAAATTCATAATGATATTCTTAATCGTAATTGGGAAGAAGTATTTAATAGTTTCTTAATTGAAAGTAATAGATATAATGCTATTAAAACAGTTAAAAATCTTCTTTATACTGCTGACCAAATTATTACTAGTAATACTGCTTATGATATAAATTATAAAGGTAGTATAACTGAGAATAGAGAAGCTAGTGCTGGTGGTGAAATTGAATATAAACAAGAAAAACAAACTAGAACTAGTGAACATCTTAGAAGTTTTATTCGTCGTCTTGTATTTGAACAATATAAGGATAATAAAACTCCTAATCTAGTTAAACTTGGTTCTCTTGCTCAAAATATTGCTGGCAGTAAATATATGATGATGAATATAACTGGTGGTATTGCTAACGTTCTTACTGGTTCTAGTAATATATTTATGGAACGAGCTGCTGGTGAATATATTAATCTTAAAGATTGGGAAGCTGGTAAATCTGAATGGATTAAAGGAACTGTTAGTTATATGGCTAATATGTATAGTGAAAATAGTAGTACACTTCAAGATGCTATTATTAAACTTAGTCATGTAGTTGATTTTGATAGAGTAACTGAAGTTAGTACTGCTGAAGGTCTTAGAGAAAATATTCGTAGAGTTCGTGGATTACTATTTAGTCCTCAATCTGTTGGTGAACATTATATGCAAAATGTTATGCTATTTGCTATGCTTAAATCTCATAGACTTGTTGATAATGGTAGAGGTGGTTATGATATAATGAGTAAAGAAATGTATCATCGTAAAGCTGAACAAGATGCTCTTATGTCTGTAATAAATACTCCCCGTGGAGGAGAGAACCAAGCTCTACTTGAACAATTCAATAAGTTCATTGATGATGCTAAAGCTGATAATAAAAAACGAGCTAAATATAATCTATTTAAAGCTAATCCTATATTCGATTTTGTTAAAACTTATCTTAATGAAGAACAACAAAGAGAATATATAGCTAAGCGTAAAGAACTTATTAAGAATATTGATAAAAAGTTTGCTAAACTTCCAGATATTTATAATCAATTTGAACTTAAAGATGGAATTGCTCAAATAAAACCTGATAGTAAACTTACTCTTAAAGAATATGCTAAATTTATTGATAAAGTTCGTGAAGTAAATAAAAAAGTTCATGGTGTTTATGATAAACTTGGTTCTGCTAATATTGAACAACATTGGTGGGGTGGTATGGTTATGCAATATCATAAACATCTTTATCCCGGTTTTAAGAAACGTTATCGTTGGAATGGTTATTATAATGAAACTCTAGGTACTATTGAAAAAGGTAGTTATACTAGTCTTTATGATTATTTGACTATTCCATTTAAAGAAAGTAATGTAGGAGAAATTAATAATGTAAGTGATGTTCTTAAAGCATTTCAAGTTTATGGTAAGAATTTACTTTCATTTGCTGTTAATTTCAAACTTAATTATGAACTTCTTCCTGAACATGAAAAAGCAAATATTAGACGTAATTTAGGTGATTTACTTTATGTAGGTGCTGCTATTATTGGAGCAATTGCTATAACTGGTATGGGAGGTGATGACGATGAAAGTATTATGTATAACCTTATGCTTTATCATGCTGACCGTCTTGCTTCTGAAGCTGCTTCATTTACTCCATTTGGAGCTTATGCTGAAGGTAAAAAACTATGGTCTAGTCCTGTTGCTATTGGACAAACTATTAATGACTTACTTGGTACTACTGCTATGGCTGCTAGATTCCTTATTGAAGAAGATTTTACTGAGGAATATACTACTGGTAGATATAAAGGTATGAATAAGTTTGAAGTTATGGCTATTCGTAATATACCTGTTGTTCGTAGTATTAATCGAGTTCTTGATTTACCTAATAATAATAGTTATTATAAACTTGATGAAAATATACTTAGTATTATACCTTATAAAGATATAGCTAAAGATATATTTGAATAAGCTGGACTTGAATCTAGTAAAAAATAAGGGCTTGCCTATGGTATTACTACCTAGACAAGCCCTTTTACTTTTATCTTAATTAAAACCATCATCATTATTACCAATAACACACATAAGAATAATAAAAACTATAATACCAACAACAAATAGTTTTCCACTATACTTATCCATAGCTTCATTATCACTAATATTATTAGCAACTGCCAATAGTTTAACACCACCAAATATAATTCCAAGAAGAACAATAAATGCAACCATAATTATAATATATTTAAGTTTAACAATAAGATAAAAATAAACCCCAGTAGTAAGACTAGCTTAGCTACCGAGGTTTCAGTCATGCCAACGACTATAAGTTTAAGGATTAGTAGAACGCTCCGCTTCGCTACGCTCAACTCCCCGTAGAGGATGGAATAGACTAGTATTCATTCAATCAATATAATCATTATCATTAATAACTATACTAATATTACTAGCATAACTACCATTCCATTCTCTACGGGGAGTATAGCGGAGAGTACGAAGTACTCGTAGCGGGTCCAAGCTAATCATTAAGTTTAATAAAGCCAGCTCTATTAGAGCCAGCTTTACATATAACATATAAACCATTAGCATCAGTATTAACTATTCAATAGTTATAATAACTTCACTAAGTTCTTTACTATAATCAATAACTTCTTCAATAGAAGATACTGTACTATTCCAATGTTCAACTTTTACTTCAGACTTTTCATCACAAGTCTTAAGTATTTCTATAAGTTCTTTAACTGTCATAGTTTATTCTTTTTCAAGTTTATCAATAATATCTTCAATATATTCACTAGGAAAACTACCTTCCAATCTAGCTAGTTCTTTAAGTTCATGCGATAAAGTTTCTTTATATATAATAGTAGTAGGAAACTTTTTAATACTAGTAGCAACTTCACTTATTTTTCTAATATTTAAAGTAATATCACAACTGGCTTCATTAATAGCATCAGTTATATTTTTAATTGCTATTTTACAAGCATCACATTCACTTTTAACAAAACAATCAATACGTATCATAACACAATAGCATTATTTTTAACAGCTTCTTTAATAGTATTAGGAACTCTAAGAAGAGTATTCTTAATCATTTCAGTAGTAAGACTATCAGAATATACATAAGTAGCATAAGTTCTCCAACTATCTTTAATCACAATAGCAAATTTGTTAGGATTATCAACATTAGTTTGAATATATTCTACTTTAGTATTTTGATATTTCCACATCCAAGCAATAGCATCAGCACATTTAGCACGAGTTATACAATCATGTTCATCAATAAATGCTTCAACAAATATATTATTTGTTTGTCTTGTAGGTTCATCTCCAGTAAGATAATTAATATCATTACGAAGTTCTTCCCAAGTAACAGAATTACTATATCGTTTATATTCTGTATCATCTCGATATATAATACAAGTAGGATATTCAGTAATATTCTTACCAGCAACAGCCTTTTCAAGTATCATATCTTCAAGAATAAGATGGTCAGGAAGATTCTTAAAATTACATTGAACATTAGTACCAAATAAAGCTATATCAATAGCTTCTCTCATAGCTTCTGTTTTATCTTTATCAGCACTTTTATAATAAAATTCAATTTTAACCATAGTATTCGTATAATATAATGAGAATTTATAAAATTAGCTATTTTAAAGCCCCACATTGAATGATATTCATATCGTGATAGATTAATCACAATAACAATTAAAATTCAATGTAGGGCAAAAGAATCATATCTATGACTGTCCTAACAACTTGCGAAGATACTTTCTAATAGTGTAATCACTTTGCACACCACGTAAAATATCACCATTACAATAAGCAGTAGGAGCATCACTAATACCAGCACTACGCGCTTCTTGTCTACCAGTATCAGTATATAGATTATGCCTAATAAGATTAAACCTACCGGCAAACTCAGGTAGAGCAAGAGCTTTGTGAAGCCTTTCTTCAAAAAGTTTACTAACATTACAATCAGGTAAATAGAATAAGATTAACTTTTTCATAGATAAACTTCATTACCTTCAACTTTAGCATCACTAAAATGAGTTTTAAAACTTTCAACACTTCTACACCATAAAGGTTCAAGTCCATCAACTTTATAAATAACAGCAGGAATCCATTCACCTGTATCTGGATGTTTCATTTTAGTAATACTAATAATTGTATATTCATTAGATGTTTTATTATGAATATAACGAGCACCAACTTTAAGCTTTAGCTGCTCCACCGGTTCCTTCTCCAAATCCTTTGTTTCCACGTTCACTTTCTCCTAATTCTTCAATAGATTCAACTTCTTTCCAACTAATTCTTTCAGCACTATTAATAATTAATTGACAACATCTATCTTTACCATCACAATTATATGGCGGAGTAGAAACTTTAGCAAGTATGTTAGTCATTGTAGTTCTAACATTATTAAGTTTAAGTCTAGAATTGCCAACCATACTATCAGGTAAATGCATATGTTCTCTAAGTTTATCAACTACTTCAGCAAGAGTAGATACAGCATGAACTAAATCTCTAGAAGTACGATTCTTAAAAACAATAAGAAGTTCCCCACGATAACCCCAATCAAGAGTACCAGGAGCATTAGGCATATAAAAGTCAGATTTAGTAAGATTACTTCTAGGACGTAAAGACATTTCATTAGGTTCACCATTAGCATCATCTCCAATATTAAATGCTAAACCTGTATGATAAATAAATCTATCTTTATCTACATCATATTCACAAAGAATAGGATAAACATCCATACAAGCATCACCTTCTTTACCATAAGCAGGTAAAATAGGTTGAACATTACAATACTGTTCTATATTTACAACATCTCCACTAAGAAGTTTAATCTCTTTCAGTTTAAATACTTTTACTTCCATATATAATTAAATTATTAAATTAAAGAGCTTCTGCAAGTGCAAAAGCATTTTCTATTTTTCTTGATTTATCACCATAACAAATACTATCAAATCGCTTAGTACCTTCAATATTATCTATATTAGAATAATATCCACTAATAGCATTAACTGCACCCCAAGCTGTACCAAGAATATCTCTTTGACCTGGACCATCAAAATAATAACTATAAGTATCAGAAATAACATTCATTTTTCTACTACTTATTTTACTATCAGTTAAAGCTAAACCACTACGATAAGCAATATCTTTAATAGTATGTCCTGTATCTTTTAGACGTTGAATTTCATCACTAGTAAGAAGATTTTCTCCAATAAATTGAATTACATCTTCATCAGTAACTTTAATATTAGCAAGTAAATTACAATATTGACCAAATTCTTCAGATTTAATTTTACTAATTCCAAGTATTTCTTGTGCAACAGAAATCTTATTATGAACACTAGTTGTATGTCGAAAACTAACATAATTACTACTAGAACGAATAGCAGCATTAAGAGTATTTTGACAAATAACTCTAATAGGAGTAAATAAAATCTTAACTCCGCCACTACCATCATGAGTATTAGTAAATACTAGATAATTTTCAACAGGGTCACCTTTAACAAGAATATTATTAGGAAGTTTAGCACTTACAAATATTCTCTCACCATTTCCCCAAAATCCAGCAGTTTGCCAAATAGCAGAATTTTTACCAATAGCGTCATCAAAGAAATTAAAAGCATCATTATTTTGAACAATAGTATATTTACTTTTAACAACACCTAAAGGAATATTGTAATCAGTACGATAGGTAGCAAAGGCGTTATCACACTTACGATAAATGTCAGTACCAAAAACATGAGCGCCTTCTTTTTGTTCTTTAATAATTCGGTCAAGTTCTTCATCAGTTCCAGTAAGTTTAATAGGCATTTTACCAACTAGTTCACATTTAGCTACATTAAAATTAAGTCCAGCTTTAAGCATAACTTCTTTAGCAGTAGCACAATCTGATACATCAATAGCACCAGAATAAGCCCAAGGTTTACCTTTTACTTTATACATATTATTTATGACTTATACGTAACATAACACTTTCAATATCTCTAACAGCTTGGTCTTTATTAACACCGTAAGTATCCATATACCATTTTATTAATTCTTTTACTTTTTCTTCTAGTTCCATAATTAGCAAGATTAGTAGTGTTGACTCCCCGTGGAGGATGAACTTAATTCTGTCCTCTACGGGGAGTATAACCAAATTATTTAATAATAAGACTAGTATTTTCAACAAGTTTAGCTATACTAATATCTCTACCATCATTAAGAATATTCTTCATAGTAGTTTTATTAACACTGCTACTTCTAGTCATTTCATGTTGATGATTAAAGAAAGTATTAAGTAAATCAAAATTAATTTTATTAGCTAAATCACCAACAGGTTTTTCAATCTCAAATTTAACTTTAATACAATCTAAATCATCAAGAGTAAAATAACCTCCAGTTTCTTCTCTAAGTCTAGCAGATTGTTCAGGATATCTTTCAGTAAATTTATCATTAATTTGTTCAAGAAGAACATCTCTACTAAATGAACAATTACTATCAATCATATCATTATCCCAAAGAGATTGTAAATGTTCAAGAACTAAATCAATAAATATTTGATTAAGATTTTCATCAATCTCAACACATTTACTATTCTTAGTATAAAGTTTACTATCAACTAGATTAATAACTTTATTACCAGACTTACCTAAATCTCCATAAGCTATAACAGCATCAAGCATAACTCCTTTAAGTCTTTCAGCATTGTTTTCTTTAGTTTTACGAAGAACAGCTAATCGTTGCTCTTCTTTTTTACAAGATTCAGCTTCAAGATTAAACATAGTATATGCTTTACGATAACTATCAAGTTTAGATTTAAGACTTTCTTGTGTAATAGCAAGACGTTCTTCAAGTTCAGGAGTTAATTCACCTCCATTTTCTTCTAACTCAAGAAATATATCCTCAAGTTCAGTAGTAATATTATAAATACTTGCCATTATTTTCTACGTTTAGATACATTATAAGCAGAACGATAATAAGGATTTAAATAACCAAATAAATGAGTATAATCACTAGCAGTCATTTTATCAGTATTAGTTCTATATTTATAACTAGCTTCAATATATTTTTTCCATAGTTCTTTACCATTTTTACACCTAATTGTAGTATAAAGAAATTCTTCACCATCATTTAAATCATCAGTGAAATTAGTACCACTATAATTTTCAATATGAAAGTGTTTAAGTTTATCAATCTCTGAAGTCATATCCAAGTTCTATTAAATTATTTCTAATCATACCAGCTATAAGCTTAGCATTAGGATGAGGTTTACCAGTAGTTCCATAATAACGTAGGTCAATAATAGCTCTCCATTCATCAATAGAATATGTATAAACACATCTAGTAGCAGTATCAATAGGAAGAACACCACGAGCATCTTGACGATGCATACCAATATCTACAAGAAGTTTATATTTATTAAAAGAATCATTACAACTATTTCTATAAATAGATGCTTTTTTATGAGAATTGCACCATTCTTCAAAAATAGGTTCATTATTTAAATAATCTACTTCTTCATCAGTCATCCAATGAGGACGACAAATATTCCCATCTTCATATACATATCGAGTTGATTTTTCAGCAATATTATTAGGACTAACCCTATTTAATTCACGAGAAGTACTAATTTGTGTATCAACACAAAAAGTATATCTCATCATATGAAATCCTATTTCAGTATTACAAAAATCTTCAATAGGAACAATATATTTAGATAGATAACCAAATTGTGTTTTATGGTCTAAAACCCAATTACCATTAACAGTTATATAATAAACATGTTTTTCATAATGATAACTAAAACCAATAGTATTAGCATAATTAATAACAATAGTTTCTAAAGTTTTATCACTATCATTAGCTATTATATAATAAGTTCCATGACGAAACATACTCCAATGTTTACTATTAATTAATCTTTTAACAGTAGCTTCATCATTACCTGTTTCTTTTCCATAACAAACTCTAGCACATCTAGCAACATGAGCTTTAGCATCTTCTTGACGCCAAAGTTCAACTTTCGGTTCAATTATTTTCATCTTCTTTATTATTATAAAAATCTTTAACTACATTTCCAAACACAGTATAAAAATGTTCTTTAGGAATAATATTAATAGGTTGTATTAAATCAAGTTCTTTAAAAAACTCTTTAAGACCATTATTTTTAATCCATAAAGTATCATAAGTAGAAATTACATAACCTTCTTTATTAACATCACAAGCCACAAAACAAGTTTCATTATCTAATTTATCTATGCATTCTTTACATACAGTAGCATCAGCAATTTGTTTACTATTAGAAAGGTCTTCATCAACATTATCTCCAATAGGAGTATAACCTATAATCTTACCACAACATAAACAAGTTCTAGCAAGACCATTTATACCAAAAATAGAATGTAACTTCATACAATATTATTAATTACAAAGCCAAGAACTTTATAAAATAATCCCATAAGAGTAGCATCATTTGTAATAACATATTCATCTTGAGAAATCTTTATTTTCTCACTTTCATGGTTGTTATTACTTTCATTAACTTTTCTGTCTATTCTTATTATAACTCCTCCATATTTTTTAATAGCTTCACATTCATTATCAAATCTAACATCAGCTATTATACAACGTCCCTCTTTATGTATAACACCAAATGCTTTATTAATTGTATAACGAATAAAAGCTTCTTGCCAAAACTTATTTCTAATAACTTCAGTACCATAATATTGAAGAAGGGTACGAATTTTAATACTAACATTATTACCATTTAATGCTAATAAATGAGATAAATTTGTAGGTACTTCATCAATAACATGGTAAGAATCTTTAGTATTCATAGAAACAATTCCAGTTGCAAAATTATAATAATGGGTTTCTTTAATAAGTCTATTATCTAATAAACAACGATTAATACCACATAAATCAGTAATATCATCTTTAAGTTTATCAGCAAAATGAATTATAATTTCACTATTACTAACAATATCTGCTTGATGTTGAACATGCCAACTATCAAAATTAGCTTTGGTAGTACCAACATAAAGGATATAACTAATCATAGAAGCAACAGTATCTTTACCACTTCCTTTAAATCCTTTAATACCAATAAGACTAGGTTTATTAAGATTCATAATAATTTGTTTTTTTTTATCAGCACAAATATAAAAATATAATAGGAATTTACTAGTAAACTTAATGATAAATTTGATGCTGAATGTAATAGTAAGAATTACGCATTTTAAAGCTCACAATGCCACGCAAATTGAATCGTGATAGATTCTTCATTTTGATATATAAAATTCAATGTAGGCAAAAAGAATCATATCTACGAGCGTGTTATGTATCATTTTACATCCAGTCTGAAACAAGAAAACCTAGCACTCGATATGAGCACTAGGTTTAACTTAATCAATATCTATATTATAAATAATACAAAAATCATCACGTTCTTCTACAAATTTAACATTAATATTAAAATCACATTTACTAGCAACAAACTTAGTATATAATCTTTTATCTAAAGTATTAATAATATTACTAGAAAGAAATAACTTAAATCCTGTATTAGCATCTCTAATAAGAGGAACACCACCATTAGAAACTTTATCTTTATATAGAATTACATAAAGTTCATTCTTTTTAGTTATATCATTATATCTAGTAGCAAAATTATAACTTTTAGCATCATAATCAGTAAATAGAATAATAGATTTATAATAATAACTAAAGTAAGATTTAGTTCTATCTAAACTATGATTTTTAATTATATTATAATCAAGTATTTCCATTTAAACAACGCTTTTTATATGAAACGGAACTCTACTAATTCCACTTCTTTCGCCATAATGTATATGAACAGTTTTTCCAATAAATTTTTCTTTATTATATAAAACATCACGTTGAACAGAATGTGGAGAACTTAATCTAGTTTCAAAAGTTTCATTATTAATATCATTTCTACAAAGAAGAATAGGTAAATCTCGCTTCTCTTCTTTATAAATATCAATAATAACAAAATCTCCTTCAGCAGTATCTTTAAACTTTTCCATATAATTAACTCTACGACGACCGTATTGATAATCAGTATCTGGATTACGTAATATAAGACCTTCAAAACCTATATTAATATAATGATTTCTAGCTTCAATAGCTTCATTATCAGTACTAACAATTCTATGAGGAAGAATAATGAGTCGCTCTTTATTATTAAGATGGGTATTAATATCAGCAAATAAAGTAGGTATATGTATATGATATCTATAATAATTTCTATTTGTTTGATTACCTTCCATCATAATATCATAACACCAAAATTGAAGAAGTTTATTTTCAAGACAATTAGGGTCTTTAACAAAATGATTAATTTCATTTATTGAATGACCAGGAAGATAAATTTCACCATCAAGAGCTACATATCCATCAATCATATCTTCGATAACATTTGTAGGAATAACAGAAAGAAGATAATCTTCAAGATAGCCAAGAGTATGCCAAGTAATACCTTCACGACTTTGGAAACGAAGTCTGGTAGGTTTGAACATATCATTTTGAGCATAAGCAGTAATAATACAACGAAGACCATTAATCTTATACTGACCATACATATAACTGACTTTTTTCCAAACATTACCACTATACGTTTTAGCAAGCATTGGAAGTAGAAGACCACTATTTCCATTAGTAAGTTCTTTAGGTAGATAAATGTTAAGAAAGTTATATAGTTCAAGACTACTTACATCCTCCACGGGGGGTCTATCATTCATATCACATATCTCTACAAGATATTTATAACCTTGTTTAATCTTATCATTATATCTACTTTGAAGTTCTTTATTGCCATCTTTTTGAGTAACAGTATAAATCTCTTTACGAATGTTACCTTTAATAAGACCATAAAAAACAGTGATACTATTAGTACCACTGTCAAGTTCTGCCCACCAAACAGTAGGAGCACCATTATTATTTCTACGATAAAGTTTATTCATTGTTTTCACTTATTTTTAAACCACTAAATGCAAAACTAACAGCTTTTCCTCCTAGAAGTTTAGCTTTACGCTGAGCAACCGTTTCCTTTTTAGGCTTAACAGCCTTTGCAGCACCGGTGCTAACATCAATGGCGTTATTTGTAAAGATGTCTTTTGCTGTATTAACTCTGCTAGAACTTCTAGTCCTTTTCCTTGATTCTTTAGTATAATATCGTACTGGGTTTCTTCTCTCGAAATCAATATTCTTTTCATGTATATTAATAACTTTTTTAATAATATTATTACGATAATCAATATAATCTTGAGCTTTTTCAGGATGTTCTTCTAAAACAAGATATAATTGGTCAAGAATATATTCAATACTAGAAATAGCAATACGATAACCATAATTAATAGTTTGTCTAGGACGAGAACCATCATCATAAATAGTAGTACAATCTAAATCTTTAATAAAATATTCAATTGCACCATGCGCATTACTTTTATTAATTAGATGATTAATATATCTAATATACATACCATCTAACTTTTCTTCGTATCCTTTTATTATCATAAATCTTCTTTCTTACATTTATAAATAATAATACGAGCAGGTTTACCAATAAGACAATGATTATATTTAAACCATTCAATAGCATCAAAAGTAGGATAAGTTTTAGCTACTGTTTCAATAACTGCATAACCTTCTTGATAATTAAAATTACTATGAATAATTCCACCATTATCAGTATCAAGTAAGTTAAACTTTTTGAGATATTGAATATCATCATCAGAAGATAAATTAATTTCTCCATAGCAATAAATATCTTTTTTATCAATATGTCTATTATCTATATCAAGATATTCTAGCTTATCAATATTCTTTTCATCTTCTTCAGTAATAGGACGCATTACGGTATAAGTAATACCAACTAAACTTTTAGTATGGTAAAGTATCACTTTCTTCCGTATTCCAAGTAAATTCAGTTTCTTCTCCATAATTATCTTCTATATATTTAACAACTTGTTGAGTTAATTCATTAATAACATTTATAGAATAACTACTTCTTAATTCAGCAAAATCTTTAACACCAAGTTCTTTAGGAATAATAATAGGTATAATATCATAATCATTCTTAAGAATAATAGCTTCCATAAGACCTGTTCTATCATTATCCATAAGACTAATTAGAAAACCATTTCTAGTGAGTTTACTACAAAGCCAATCATATTCAATTTGACGAAGTTTATAAGTTTCATGCGGAATATTAACAACACCAATATACTTAGTTTCCAGTGTAGACCCCCCGTGGAGGATGGAATGGCTATAATTCTTTATATAACTTTCAAGACTTAATCTATCTTTAGTAGATTTAGTAATAATAATAGCATCATATCTATCTAATTCAAGATTAATAACTCCCTCAATAGTATTACTATTTGTAATAAACTTAACTTCAGTTTTCTTATTTCTATTAGGAAAATAGAGTTTAACATTAACTATACCTCTATTATCTTGTCCAAGCACATAACCATAACATAAATCAGTCTTATCTTTATCATAAAAATATTTAGGAATAGGATTAGTAGAACGATTAATATAAAATTGTTCAACAGGATAAACAAAATGAGTATTAAGAAAATTAAGACTAATACCAAATTGTCCCCAATACTTAGCGTCTAAATTATTCCACGGACGAGTAACAAGTTCAATAATAGGTTTATGATTACGTACATTACTAATAGCCCTAGCAATATTATAATCGTTGTTTTCATCTTTATCTTGTCCATAAATAATATTTCTAAAAGTATAAGCAATATGTTTAAGAACAAATAGAAATTGACTTTTAATAGAAATATCAATTTGCTTATGAACAATTTCAGAGAGTACAGTTGCAGCAGCATCTATACAATCTCCCCACCAATATCCAGCAAAATCTCTTCCTTTAAGTTTATTTCTATTATCATATCTAAAACCAAAACTAGGATGAGTATCTTCACGAAAAGGACTAGATATAAATTCTCCTGTATCTATACAATGTTGTATATCTTCAACACTAATTCCAGTATAAGTACTAAAAATAGTTACTTGACTAACTTTAGAGAAAATATAATCTTTAGTTAAAATAGTATTACTAATATTTCTTTTCATAATATTTCTAATTTGACCTTTATCGTGAACATATAAAAAAAGAGGACTAGGTACTAAAATAGTACCCAATCCTCTTACATACAACTATTTAACTAACTTTAATTTTTTAAAATGGTAAATCTTCTGTTGGATTAACAAAAGCACCAGCAGCATCATTACCACCACCAAATGGACTAAAATCTCCACCGCCATTAAATCCACTAACAGGATTTATAGGAGTAGCAGTTTGAACACCAGGCATAACATTAACACCAGGCATAGCAACATTTGGTTGTTTAGCTTGTTCGGCAGATTTCTGATAAACAATACTTTCTTTATAAGGGTCAATATGCAAACTAGGAGCAGATTGTTCTTTATAAAGTTCAATAACTCCATCATTGATAAATGTAGGAAATCCTAAATCACCAAATGAAGATTTACTTCCAACAACAGCACGCCATTTACCATCATTCTTAACGAAACGAAGAAGCTTCATCCAAATAGTAATAGGTTTACCTTTAGCATCATTATAAACAGGTTTACCATTATTGTTAAGTAACTTAACATAATTTTCAAACACAGTCTTATAACCAGCTATAACTTCTTCAGCCTCAACAGGAACATATTGCATATTTTCATCAAAGTCTTCAAAAGGCAGAGTAAGAGCATCAATTTCTTCTTCTGTTAAATCACGTCCTTTAAGAACAAAAACATTATAAATATGTTTCATAAAACGGAAGATGTTATCAACTTTCCAAGCACTTTTAGCTCCAGGAATAGTTTCAACATTACTTTCAGCAGGAAGAAGACGTTGAGTTACATAACGACGCTCGTTAATATTTTCATGATTACTAGCAAAAGTAAATGTAAGATAAGGAATACTCATACCAGCAAATGAAGGCATACCTTGAACATCATCTTTCAATGTAGCCCAATCAACTTTAACATCTTCAAGATGTCCAATGAATAAACCATTAGCTTTATTACAATCAGTACGTTCATCAAATTTCTTACGAGTTACATCACGTAATTCATTATTAATACCTCTACCTTTACGTTTCTTAGGTGTTTGTACTTCTGCATTAGCAGTTTGTTCAGCACTTGCTGCAACAGCAGCTTCATTCTTAATTTCTTTTTCTGTCGACATAATTAAAGTAATTAAAAGAATTATTAGATAAAATAAAAGCCGCATCATTAGATTTACTAATAATACGGCTCTATGTTCAAAATACTATAATATTAGGACGAAGATTTATTATTTCTCAGTCTTTTCAGCTTCACCTTTCTTACCAATACGAATAGGATCTTCGTCTTTATATTCAGTAAGCAAAGCAATCTTAACAACTACATCCTTATGACCGTTATTAACAACAGCTTCTTGCAAATTGTCAATATCAACAGAATAAACACGATTCTTAGAAGTAGCTTCTTCATCGGTCATATTAGACTTCAACTGTTTCCATACGTTAGAATCAGTAAAGTTAAGAGTTACACCAATACCAGACAAAGCAGCAGTATTAGCACATTTAGAACCTTTAACTTTAGCAACTTCATCGCCCTGAATACAGCTAATCAAAAGTTCTTTTTGTTCATCTTCTGTAATACCTTCACGAGTAAGAACAGCTTTTAACTCTTCATTAGAAGAAGCTAAAGCGCCTTCAAGAGTTTCATTAAAATAAGTATTAACATACTTAATTTTATCGTTCTTAGTCATACGAATACGAGTAGTACAAGGATTACCATTCTTATCAAGTTCGGCAATACCTTTAGCTAAAGCCCAAATATCAAATTCAGCATGAACAGCCATAGCAGCTTCGGGAGAATCAACATCCAAACCTTTTTCTTCACAGAAAGCGACAACTTCGGGTACTTTATTGATAATAGCGTTATCAATATTAGCACAGTTATTAATGAACATTACATATTCACCATGCGCAATGCCGAGAGCTTTAGAAACTTGGGCAGTCATACGGAAACTACCAGGAGTAGAAACAACTACCAATTCAGGTTCTTCACTAACTGCTCTTTGACCAGCATTAACAATACCCATACCAAAACTTAAACCTTTGCTAAAATCTTTCATTTTACTTAAATTTTAAAAGTTAATAATATCAGTTTTACAACTGTTTTGTTTAATAATAAAATCTCTATCTTGTTTATGTTATTGAATTTCAGTAATATCAATAATATCTTCATTACTCAAATCAATTCCTTGCATAGTCTTTAATTCTTCTGTACTAAGACAGCCCATAATTAAATCATTAGCAATTTCACGAGCACCATAAACAAATGCTCTATGACTTATCATTATTTTAGGATATTTCTTATAAGTATCTTTTTCAAAACATCCAGCAACAATAGCATCTTTATAAGTAAACTCACCAATAGCAACCATATTACGTTCTCCAATTTTACGATAAAAACGATAACTAGTAATATAATCAATAGGAACAGCAGGTATTCTATAAACAGGAACTTTACCAGTAGAAGCAATTTGTTTAGCTTCATTAGTATTAGTAGCTATTTCAAACTTACCATTAAGTTGATATTCTTTATATACATTACCATTATAATCTTTATAATATTTAACAGGATAAACATATATATGTTCATGGTCTTTATCTTCTGCATTTTTAGTTTGTGCCTCTTTGGGAGTAAGACACTTAATACAGTCAGATGGAAGTTTATCTTCATCATAAGCATTAAAGCCATCTGTATATTCGTACAGAGCGCGATAATTATCTACTTTTTCCCAACTCACGCTGCCTTTGACAAGTAATGCCTTAATAATGTGAACATCAACACCTGTTTTACCTTGAACTACATGAATATGTTCAATGCAAGTAGAAAATGGAAGTCTAAGGTCTTTAGCTCTCATTGCAATAGCAAGACCATCTTCAACAGACTTAATACCACATTTATCACTACGCATAACACGTTTGATAAATACTTCAAGACTTGCAATTTCAGCTTCACTCATATAATTAAGCTGATATGGAGCAACAGAATGTTGAGCACCATGTTGTTTTTCAATACCACTATTACTAACAGCAACAGTAGTATCATTAACTTTAACTTCTTTATCTTCGTCCATTCTATCAAAGAGCGATTTGATTACACAACAAATGTAACTATTATATTTATACTAGCAAATAATATCATCAAAATTTTGAGCACTAATATCAGAATTAATATTCTGTATAACTTCATGGATAGCCGATAACTTTTCCTTTTTAAGACTTGCTTCCTCAATAGTACCAGCTATATAAAGTTTATGTACTTTAAGTTTTGATTGACTACAATTAACATTATTATAACGATAAATAAGTTCATCTATGGTATCACATAAAGGTGAGGTTAAAATCCATTCGTCTACGCTTGTTTCTAGGCTGTCAGTTGAATTATTTTTTATAGATAATACTCTTAATAAGCCGTCATTAAAAGCCTTTAAATTCAGCGTGGAAATAGCCTTAGATTTGATTGTTCGAACAGTCCCTTTCTTGCTTCCAGACTTGTACAAAATAGGAATACCATTACTATCAACTAGAACTTTATCCTCAATTTTATCATGATAATCACCACAAATTTCACCTAATTTATCATTAATATATTTAGTTACAGTAGCAGCATATTCACCTCTCTTGCTAATAATAAGAAATCGTTTGTCAGGATTATCTTTAATAATTTCAACTATTCTTTCTAGCTTACAAACATTATCAGAACATATAAGCATACGTTCACGAACAATATTATAAAAAGTCTTAACTCGTTCAGCAAGAACAAGAGGATTATAACATTCATCAATTTGTTTACTAAAAGGATTAGTCATATCCATATCAGCACTCCATCCATTATATTCAGCTATTTCTGTAATATATTGAATAGCACTACGTCCATCTTGAGTACCATTTCGAGCACATTTAATATTATCAAGATTACCAAATACTTGAATAGTCTGAGTAATAAATTCAGTATATTTATCGTAATTAGCAATATCATCTTGATTAACAAACAAAATTGGCTCTCTGTGTTCCTCTACGGGGAGTAAAGCCCGCATAGCATTAATACCACTAGAACTTATATTATCATTAATAGGTGGAATATTAGTATAAATTTCTTTTAGCTTGGCAGTATCAATAGTATCTTTAGTTATAATCATAAGTTTAAATCTAGCATGATTAAAAACTGTATTACAAGAAAGATTCCATTCATTAACTCCAACAACAATAGAAATATCATAACTATAATTATATCTACTATTAACATAAGTATGAGTAAGAATATTAATAGTATCTATATTTATATTATGATTTTTAAGACCATCAACAATTTCAGTTCTTCTTTTCCAATTATCTGTAACAATAAGTATTTTAATATTATCATTCTTATTTCTCATAAGACTAATAATTCTACTTATAATTTCAGAATAATCAAGAGGTTGAACACAATGGATAGTTCCAATACCTTTATAATCTTTAGAACCCCATTTATTAATAAGTTTACTATATGATTCTTCAACTATATTTTTCATCCAAAATCATCTTCATTAAAAATAGGATTATACATACCACTATATTTTTTAATTTTACTTTTACCTTTACCTTTAGGAGAAATCTTAAGTTTAATAGGATTAATAATCTTCATAGCTTCTTGATAATAAAATTTAAAATTAATATCTCTAAGAGAAATATCTTTATCATCAAGACTATTAATAACTGTTACAACAGAACCAGCCGCCATTCTACTACGAGAACCGTTATCATTATGAACTTTTTCAATAATATAGCCTCTATTAGAAACATAAAACCTAACATATCTTTGACAAACAACATGAACAACTTGTCCATTTTTAATCTTAGTTTCTTCTACATGAAATTGTTTACCTACATTTTGAGTAAGACAAAAGTCAAGAATATTAGTTGCTTCTTGAAGAGTATCCATTACAGGTTTATTCTTAAGAAAATAGTTTTCAATAGCTTGAGCAACAATAGGCATAGAATAACCTTTAGTTAAATCTAAAGAATACATCATAGGATTAAGAGCACCTTTAGATTCAATTTTAAGCTTACCTTTAGACCTAAATTGAGTAATATAATTATTAACATCACGAGCTATAAGACTATGAACAACATCGCTATCAGCTTGCATACCAGTAATATCTTGCCACCAAGTAGTAATTTCTTTAAATTTATCTTCTTGGTCAATATAAACTTTAACCATAATACCATCAGTATTTGCACTAATAATATGAATATTATCTAGTTCAAGAGCCTCGCATAACATAAGAAGCATAAGTTGTCCATTAACAGTAACTTTAAGAACAGCAAGACGATCATAAAGACTTCCAGCTTCAAACCCCAATTTTCCGTAGATACTATTTATAACAATCTTAAGAACTAAAGCTAAAATATCTTTCGCAATACCATCAATATATTCTTCATTACTATGCTTTACATCTACACGTTTTTGCTTCATCCAACTAATTAAATTGCAAAAAGCATTTGTATCAATATGAGCAGGAGCAACTTTATGAACACCTATTATACTAGGATAAAAACTAGCAACATCAAAATGATAAATGGTAAAAGGTTTACCCCCCGTGGAGGATGGAGTTAAGTAATCACCATAAGGAGTAGTTGAATATAACTCCATAGGAACATCTTGACTATGTAAACCTCCAGTTGCAAGAGTATAAGTTATATCTCCAATTTTAACATTCTCACTAAAAGCATCTTTATTAACTCTATAAATTGTAGTTTTATAAAGTTTATCAAGTAAATCTTGAAGTTCTTTAGTTTTAAACTTAATAAAAGGAAAAATAACTTTCTTAAAACTCATAGCAGTTCTTTCAGTTTTCTTACCTTTCCATTGTTCAGGAGCAAGACCACTAAATTTACTATAAAATTTCTCAAAAAGAATATCAGCAGTTTTACTACGACTAGAATTAAGAACATCAACATCATATGCTTTACTAATAGCATAACGAGATTTAATTTCTTCTGGATAAAGACGAACTATTTCAGCTACAATGAAAACATCATTAAGATTATAATACATCATAGGTTCAATATACTTATCAAGAATAAATCTATCCCATTTATCTACTAGTTTATTAAGCTGTTTAGCATTCATTCCTTTAAGACTAGGAATTTCATTATATAGTTCAGCTTCTTCTTCATTAATATCAGGAAGTTCATATTCTAGAAGTTCATACCATTGAAGATTAATTGAAGTTTGCTTTAAACCTTTAGGAACAGGTTTACGTTCACCTGTTTTACTATCTACAACTACACTTGCTTTATTAAGAGCAAATATACGCATTACATCAATACCTGTAAATGGTAGTTTATATTTTCTAAGACTATTAAGATAAAAATCAGTTTTAAATTTATCTTTATCATCTTGACTAGAAATAATAGTTTTACTAGTTTCATATAACTTATTAATAAGTTCTTTCGTACTATTTGTACGCATATAAAAACTAAGTAAAGCAGCAATCATAAGATTATCATAATTGAAATTATTAAATCCATACAAGTCAGTACGAATAATAGTTCCATTAGAATCCTTATAACATCTAGTCTTATTAATATAACCTATCATAGAAAGTAATTGATTATCATCTTTATCTGTTATATGAAAACTATGTTTTTCAACAGTTTCAAGACGAGCTTTAATTTCTTCAACAGATAGTTTTTGAACTAAAGGAATAGCTTTTCCATCAGCATTAACACAATCTTTAAATACTTTAAGATAACTATTAATACTAACAAAAGTAATAGAAAAGAAATTTCTTAAAACTTCAACATCATAAGCTATACAATTAATCATTTATATAATTTAATCCATAGTTATTTCTATTTTGATTAACCCAATTAACATCATCAGCAAAACGCTGTTTAAACATATGATAAAGATTATCATCTTTAAATTTAATAAGAGGAGAATAATTACTAAATACATATTTACCGCCAGTAGCCATAAATCTAGGAATTGGATTATCACTAATACTACGATAAGCATCACCAAATACAAATAGATATTTGTAATTAATTCTAGCTAATTCTTTCCATAGAATATTACGACATTTATTAACAGCAGTAAGATAAGTATTATAATTATTAGAACAAGAACATTTAATACTATAAGTCATATATACATCTTCGGTGTTATTACGTCCAGAATATTCATCATAAAGATTACCAACATCAATAAATAATTGATAACCTTCACAATAATTTCTATCACCTCTAGGAAATAGGAAAACAATATCTCCATGAATACTTCCTCTACCACCTTGTATATATTTACCTGTATTAAATATACGATTTGGACATCTAGCACAATCAATATATTCGTCAACAGTTTTACTTGCCATAAGATAATACTAATTGATTACTAGCACGAGAACAAGCAACATATAATCTACGAAGCATTTCATCTCTATTAGTATAAGGATTTCCATACTTATCGTAAATCATATCATTAATATCTACAAAAACATTTTTATAAGTAGAACCTTGTGCTCTATGAGAGGTAATTGCAAAGCCATAATCTAAATCTCTACTAAATAAAATCTTACCATTACTATTCGTAACATTAGCAGCAAGAAGATATTTACGTTTAAAATCAAAATATTGTTTCCATTTACTTCCACGTTCAGAACTGCTAGCTTTTTTAGCATCATCAATAAGACTAGTCAACTTCTTATAATACATCTGAAATGTATAGTTATCATAATGGTCAATAACAAATAGAGGTTGAGTTACACTTCCACCATGAATAGCTTGAAACTTAATAAGAAATCCTTTAAACTCATAATCATTATCAACTGTATCAACAATATCTTTAACAATATATTCTTCACTATTGTTTATAATAATATCATTAAAAACATTAACAACAGTAGTATAACTCATTATTAAATCATTACGAGTAATAAGGCTCTTATCAGCATCTTGAATAATCATATGTCTTACATGGTTATTCCATTGTGCAACACGACTATTAGTATAAGCTATAATACGATACAAATCAATATTTTTAGTATATTCTTCATCATTAAAACAAGTATCAATTAAATCAGAAAATTCAGTTTGACTACAAACATAAAATCCTTTAGTTTCCTCATTATAATCTTGTCTATTTTTAGATATATAATCAAGAAATCTCCATCCATTCTTATTATCTATATCTTCTCGAAGAAGTTTAAGAAGTTTACTAATAGGATTATTATCTCCTTGTCGTACAACTTCTTTAAGATAATAAGTATTACTAGCAATAAGAAAAGCTTGACTAGTTTTCTCATTAACAGGTGGAAGCTGACTAGAGTCACCAAGCATTATAACTTTAATTTGAAGCTTCTTACATTTATTACTAATATACTTAACAAGTTTAGCATTAAGCATAGAAGCTTCATCAATAATTAAAACTTTAAGACCATCTAATTTATCTTTTCCAACAGGATTAAAGGCAGGATTTTCAGGGTCAAAATTTTCAATATTAACATCAAGTCTAAAACCAAACAATGATTGAATTGTATTAACTTCTTTTCCACCAATAGAATTACTAAGAACTCTACAAGCTTTATGTGTAGGAGCAGCACAACCTATAACACCACCAGACCATTTGCAATTATTAATAACATATTTAATAACAAATGTCTTACCTGTACCTCCAGCACCACAAAGAGCATTAATATATTTCTTATCATCCCAAGGCTGTGCAAGAAACTCAATAAGTTCATGCACAGCTATTTCTTGGTCTTTAGTAAACTTAATGTTAGTATCTTTTCTATTACTATTAGCAATATTAAGATTACCAATCATTACAATTCGTTGTTTACGTCAATAAGATTATTTTTAACTTTATCTTCATATTCTTTCCATTCTTGAAAAGCTA